CTTGTCTTTCTTCGGCCAAGCAATCTCGCCCTTCTTGACCCGAGCTGAGGTAGAGACGACGGTTTCGGTTCCAGGAAAGCGCGCACGCCATCCCAGCACCAACTTGCCATAGGCCCGCCCATCGGCGGTGCGCAGCTCATCCTTGATCATCGACCACGTCGCTGGGCCGTCGAACCGTATGTTCAACGAACGAATGAGGTTAGCAATCGAGGACTGCATCTTGTACTTGCGCATGGCATCATTGACGAAGTTGTTGGCCCGGATGAAGCGTAGTTCTACTTCTTCTTGGCTACCATCCTGAAGGGTGTGGGTGATGATGGCCTTGTGGCGGACTTCGCAGAAGTGCTTGCCATTCTTCTCCCAGGTGGTCTCGCCAAACGGCTCATTCTCTTCCAGCACGAAGCGAAACTCATACACGCCGGGGACAAGGCGTGGGGGCATGGACCCCGGTTCGGGGGCATCGTAATCGATCTCAATCGACTCATCGATTACAAGGTTAAGGTTGTCAATGTCAACTTGGGTTTGTTCAGTCATGCTTACTCCTTGGAGGGTGTGGGGTTAGTGAGGACTCCAGCCTTGATGGCATCCATTTCACTGGCTGATCTGGCATGGAGTTCGTCAGTCTTGACGTAAAGGGCCTCGACATCGGTGGTCATGAAGTCGGGTAGGGCCTTGGCATACTGGTAAGGCACCCGAGTCTTGGCCGGGAACATAATCTTAGTTAGGGCATCAGCATGGTTGCGGAGGTACATACGGTATTCGGTGGAGACAGAGACGACGCCGGTGCGCGTCTGCTGATCTGCCTCGACTTGGCCGAGCTTCTCGACGGCCTCGAAGTGGAGCATCGCCCCGAACCAATGGCCAGCCTTGCCTGTGGCCTTGCGACCAGCGATGGAAGGACCATAGACGGGGGTTTTGGTTTGCTCATCTTCACCACGACCTTCACCAGCGGTCCAGATCACCTTTTCCACGGGGAGCGAGTTGGTCTTCATCACAAAATCGTAGAGGCGGTTCTGGACAAAGCCGTAGTAAGTCATGTTCCCACCACTATAGGTGGTCGAACCATCCTGCCACTGGTAACTGGGGTCCTGGCTCAGGCTGGCACGCTTGTTGGCGAGGTGAACGAGCATGAGATCGCCAAAACTGGTCAGCCCTTCGAAGGCGACGATGGCCACTTGGCTCAGATCGTTGTCCGGGGAAGGAGCGCGGTGGCTAGTGACGGTCAGCAAGGCATTCACGTTCGTCTTCTGACATTCCGGGCAGGGGTACTGCGACTTTTGTGGGATACCTTTACTTGGAAGTGTGTGTCCATTCACGCAGGTACCGGTGTATTGAACCGAGTAGGGGGAGATCAGTCGGCTGGAAGGGTCAGCCGGTTCGGCAGGCCAGTAGCCCTGACAGGCCAGGTCAAGGGCTTCGATCTGGTTCTCCCGGTCCCGGATCATCCACGGCACCACGATGCCAGCGTCGACGAGGCCTTGAATAGGCTCCCAGCCACCGCCATCAGCCGAGACCAAGCGGGTAACTTTACCGTATTTCTTCATCGCCCATACCGCCGCCTTGCCAATGTTTGAGGTTTTATGGCAGCCCGTGGCACCATAGTAGAGGTCAGCCTTAGCTCCCTTGATTTGTTGCATTTACGATCCTCCTGACTGCTTCCAGCTGCTGTTCGAGCTGTTCGATATGCATCTTCTGGCACATGGCAACGATCATCCATCCAATGCCATCAGAAGGCATCAGGTGGTGTTCCTGCTTCATTTCCTGAACCTTCTGCTGGAGCATAGGTCTGAGCCTGGTGATCTCTTGTTCGGTTAAACGTCTAGTTGGTCCACTCATTCATGTCTCCTTCATAACTAGTAGGTCCAAAGGGCACTCCACCCTTAGGTCTTATCCATCCTTCAGGTCGCTTATCCACCCAGTACACAACGTAGTAAGAGCTTCTGCGGTCGAGGCAGGCATAGTCCAGGTACTCATGGACTCTTAGCCACTGCAGGGCTCGCTGCGGGGATTGTGGAGCCATCTCCGGATGAATGTCCACGATGTATTGCCTGAGATCCTCAATGTGGAAGTAAGGGTCAGTCTTCAACCGTATGCGGCAGAACTCCCTGACATCATCAGCGATGGTGTTGATCACCCTGTCCATGTTCTCCTGCATCGAGCCTGGGTCTCCAGGGTGGTCAGCCCGGCTTTCTTCCACCACCTTCATAACTTCAGCCATCTTCTGTAGCCGTTCGATCTCTTCGGCGCTTAGGAGTGTGGTGAACTTGAGACTATTGGCCACGAATTTGAGGAACTCAGAGTCGGTCACTGGACAACCTCTCTTCCGAGGGATGGTTGGGGACCCGGATCTGGTAGAGGCCGCTCTGGAGGGGCTCGATGGTGTTCCAGCAGCAGTCGTAGTACTCGCAGCGGGTAGGGAAGATGCAGTTCCCATGGTGAGTATGTTTGGGGAAGAACACGGCCAGCGACTCAGGCTTGTCATCGAGGTTGAGCCGAGCCAGCCGGATATCGCCTTCACGAGCGAGGGATTGGATCTGCCATTCAGCCAGCTCGGAGGCTTGACGGCTGATTAGTGGAGGGCAGATGAACTGGCTGCGAACGACTTCAGGATCGTTGATGGTTAGGGAGTTGACCCAACCTTCAATTCCACCGGTAAAGTTGGTGGTCGGCATCCGTTCCCATCCCTTGTTCAGCCTTCCCTGTGGGGGCATCCACATCTCGCCCTCAAAGCCGTCAGCAGCCTTGCGGTATCCCCAGACCAGCGGCGAGTTGTAGTGCCACTTACCAGAGTCCTTAGGCCACTCGACCGAGGTACGGCCCTTGAGCACACCTTCGATCATCACTCCTTCCACGATTTGCCCAGTCTCGTGCTCAATAGGGAGGATCTCAGAGATCATCTGCTGATCGGTCGACCACTGCTCCAGCCACCATCCCTTAATCTCCTTGGTTGTCTTGAAGTTAAGGAGCACCCGACCACCTGTCGAGCGGCGTTGGAGGTGACAGTCGGCTCGGCTCATGAACACGAACAGGCCATCGTTGGCCATTATTGGGAGCCGTTTTTCGGCTTCCACTTCCACGACCCGGAAATCTTTAACGATTTCGGGGAGACGGCAGAGCACCCAGCCCCAGACGAGGGCTTGGAGTAGGTCGGCCATGTGAAGCGCGAGCCACTCCATAGTGTCGGGCTGGATGACGACTGGGTCGTTGGAGAAGGGGTCGATCTCAACCACCTCAACTTGATCTCGACTGGCAAACCCACGCTTGTCGAACTCTTCCTCGAGGCGGTAAGTAGCCATCTTAATAGCAAAAGCAATTGCATCTCGTGAGGGTATTCCATCGTTCTCCTTTACGTGTTCGAGGATGATAGCCATGGCATGATGAAAGGCTTGGCCAAAGGCTAAGTCCTGCGATTGGGCTTTGCGCTCAATGCCCTGTCCATCGTAGGACTCGTAGCCCCAGTAGCGGGCGCGGGGACACTTCTCGTCCAGCTCCCTGCGGGAGCGGTCAAACTCAATCATCTCCATCAAGCCTCCTAAACCACCAATAGATGGGGTAGGCAAAGATACCGATAGCAACTTTCAGTAGCAGCCAAACACCCTGCCACCACTCTCTACCGAGTTCCAATAGTTCATTCATCGCTTGGGCTTGACCATGTGAGGATGGAAGTTGAAGCGTCCTTGTCGGCGCTGCTCAAGGATGTCGTCTTCGACTTGGCGCAGCTGTAGCGTTGTCGCTTCGTACATACGCTGGGTCTCATCTCGAACCGTCTTCAGGTAGGCACGTCGGACGGTCAGTTCTTCTTGCTTCTTCAGTAGGTCTTCAAGGCTCATCGTTAGGCTCCGGGGTTTGGTAGCAGTCAGCACACGGGGTCTCGGTGTCGTCCTGACAGTAGTCAGGAGTGTCACAGTCCCAGGTGTCACCGCAGTACGGGCAAGTGTGTGTATGTTCTTCCATAGCTCAGGGAGGGGGCACCGGACCGCCGACCCGAATGTCAGGCGAGGAAGCGGCCCGGTTGTGCATGAGCCCCTGGCCGGAGGCCCCGATCGTTTCGCTCCCCACAGGACGTTGGATCATCGCTTGGCGATCGGGTTTGGAAGCTCCGGCTTGCAGCACAGTGAGTGTTGCAACTACGCTTATAGACGATCGCTATGGCGTTGTCAAGTATTTTTTAGTACAACTGTCCATAATTTTTTTGCACACCCCAACATCTAGGGGCTTGACAATCGAGCGAGCCGGGTCTAGAAAGGTGGACAACCCTTTTACCCGCCACCGTCAAGGCCGGGAGTCTGCTAGATGTTCACCGTAAAAAATTTACGCACCCACGTATTCCCTCCTGAAGACTACATCGTAGGTTCCGGGCTGCTCAAACGAAACAGCATCCTTGTTATAGGCGGACCGCCGAAATCGATGAAGTCGATGGTCTCGATGTCGCTCGCACTTGATCTGGCAAGTGGCAGGCCGCTGTGGGGCTTGGGAGTGAACAGTCACAATTCCGGGTTCGGTGTGTCAAGACCTCATCGAGTGCTGATCATCGAGAAGGAGTTGGGCTACGAGGATTGCCAGATCCGTCTACGAACGATGTGGAACGGGCTAGGGCCGAGGGCACAGGAGCTGGTGGATGAGAATGTGATGGTGGACAGTTGTGACATGACGCTGCGGCTGGACACGACCGACGGTCAGTTGGCGATGAAGCGAGCCATCGAGATGGCGAGGCCGGATGTAGTGGTGCTCGATCCCCTGGTCGAGTTTCATCAACTGAACGAGGACCACTCCCAAGATATGGGCAAAGTTCTAGGGGCACTCGACCTATTGCGTTATCGATTAGGGTTCGCCACCGTCATCAACCATCACCGCACCAAACTGCCCCGGGATGGTGCAGTGACAGAAGACGACACACCCGAGTCGTTGCGCGGATCGAGCCGCCTATTCGGAAAGGTGGACTCGGTGGTGATGCTGAGGGCCAACCCGCACCGGCCAGGGGTGGTGGTAGCTTCGTTCACTTTGCGCCGGGGACGTCCAATTCCGACAATGCGTCTTCGAGTTGATCTAGACACTCTGCTGACGTCATTTGGGGGTTGGGTCGACCAACCAGCACCGGGGAACGGCCAGCAGCCCGGTTCGACGGCTGTGAACTAAGCGCTCGACAGATGGCGGCCAGGTGCCGAAGACGCTCGATCTCCACCCTCACTTCCGGGTAGACGCAAGTGTTCACTGGCTGACGAGCGGGCCAGACCTTAGTACAGCCTACGAAGGCTAACCCAGCGACGAAGCCGAGTACAAAGCAGAATACTGATAGTCCTACGATCATGTGCTTTATCCTATTCATAGGTAATCGCTTGGAGCACGACTGTGCCCAACTGGGTTAGCTTGTATTGAATTTTGGTAGCCTCTTCCAGGGTTAACTTCTGTCCTTTTATATAGTTCGAAACCATTTCAAGGACGTCCACCACGGACTGATAGGTGGTCAGCTCGGGCGTGGAGTACGGCTGCTTGTTCATAACCATCCTTTCGGCTGTTCGGTGGGCTCAGCTTTACAAAACTTAACTTGACAAGCGGTTCCGCTCGCCTATACTGCATTTGCGCCCACAGCCACCAAAGGTGGCGGGCGCTATGGTGAGGAATGATGCCCTTCCTTTGGCAAATCAAGATTGACACGCAAGAGGCTCCACGGTCGAAGAAAGAAGCCGAGGATGAGCGGCTCTGGGGGGATCGACCCAAGGCTTCTCCTAAGATTGTGGCTGGTGGCAATTACCGCTTTTCCTTGCACTTGCTTCATCCTGATGACCACCGGGTGATGGTGGTCATAGACGGCTTCCGAGTCCCTAAGGATCTAAGCTGCATCATCGTCCCCACCACCACTACCTCCCGTGGATTTGCCTTTCCCACCATCAAGTTGACGGGTGAAACTTCGGATATGCTGTTGAACAACTTCAAGCTCATATTGGAGGAATTCAACGGCCATCACTAACGCCCCATCAGCTCAGTCTCATCCTCAGGTGGGGTGGGAGGTTGGCTGTTGCGTGGTCCCGACCAGGCTGAGGCCAGCTCGTGCAGCGCCTCCGACAGGTCTAAGGCAATGCGATTCGGCAGGTAGATGTAGTTATCGAACCTGTGTTCATCGCCATCGGTGGAAAAGTTCAGCTCGACGCCTTCACCACCACAGTCCCGCAGCGAGATAGTAACCTTACTACCTCGCCTGCGGATGAGCTTGTGGTAGTTGGCTCTACTCACCTTTGGTTTGGTCATGCAATAGCTCCTTTGCGGTGGCATTTCCCATGCGGATATTTTCGAGGTGGTCGGCCAAGGCGGCATTCTCCTCCATGAGGGTTTTGTTCATGGCTAGCAAGTCCTTGTGCGATCGGGCACACTCATCGCATATGCGCTGGAACTGTTTGGTGGCTTCTCGGATGGCGGCCATGCAGCGATTCTGGTTGGCCCCCCGGTTGAAATACTTTTGTGCTATCTTCTCGGCAACGTCCATCGTTAGTCTCCTTGTACTTGGTCATGGCTGCGAAGAGGCTCCTCGGAGGGAGCCTCTTCACCTTCCACCTCTTCGAGTGGGGTTTCGATGCGGAACAGCTTCAGTCGGCGTGTCCGCTTCCCGCTGTTGAGATGACGTAACATCAACTCGTAGAGGATCTTACGAGACGATCCACCCGACCCCGCTAGCTGCTGAACCTGGGGGTCGGTGATAGGGAACTGAGTCATCTTCTTGCGCAGGTCGGCAGGCATGACCAGCTTGTTGTCATCCCAAAAGTCCACATGGGAACCAATGACCTCAGTGAGGGCTGCTAGGAAGTTGCCCTTGAGCTGTGGAGCCTGCTCCTTGAAGGCCACCATCCTAACCCCCCAGCACTCATCCACAATGTCCCAAAAGACCTTGATGTTGTCTCGCACGGTCGTGCGACCGGCGCGCTTGACCAGCTTGTCAAAGGCGTAAGCCAGCTTCTCGTAGTTCGACTGCGAGAGCTGCATACCAAACCGCAAGTGGATGCGGCTAGCCACCTTCAACAGACCGAGGGCTCCGAGGAGCTGGTCCCGACTCATCCGCTGCTGCCATGACACCTTGTTGTACAGAGCAAACTTCGAGTCAAGGCACAGGTTGAACAGCATGTCGATGGCTGGGTTGACAGGCCGCAGGTTCCGCAACAGCACAGAAGGACTGAGCTTGACTCGGGAGACGTTGAGCATCTTGAAGCGTTCCCGCTCCCACTCTTTGGTGGTGTTGAAGTGGATGAGCGCGCCGAGGCGGGGCTGAACGCCAGTGTTGATGAGCTGACGGGCCGCCGCCACTCGCTGGAGGCCGTCAATGATGTAGGTGGGGTTTTTGAGGTAAAATACCTCGTTATCGTTGTCGTAACTCCCACCCCTCATTCCTAAGTCAATGTCAGGGACGGAGTTAGCTTGGATTGCCAGAGCGAGGTTCTTGATCCGTGACGGGGGCAAGACCTCTCGCTGGTAATCATCGACCTTGAGATAGCCGAGGGAGGCGGGGTCGATCACTCCTCGGAGAATGATCTGCCCAGTCTCGTCGTCATCCAAGGCGGCATGGGTTAGCTTGATACGTTCGTTTTCCATAGTTTCCTCATCGTGCGGGTTAGTAGTTGGTTTGGGTTTCATTTCCATCCCACCATGTGGTTGGCTCCCAACGGATGCCAGCGTCGGTACGGTGATAGACCTGACCGCCCATAGAGACGATCTCACCTTGAACGATTACCCGGATGGAGAGAGCTTCCTGCCGCTTAGGGTTGTCACGCACCCGGCGCTTCAAGTCCTCAGGATCTGGAGTCATTAGGACATAGCTGTCACAGAGCAGGGCCACAGCGTAGGCACCCGGCTTCAGGCTCATATCGGTGACGGCTCGTTGAGCGGCTTGTTTAGTGTCGTCGGAGAAGCTCAAGCCAATGATTCCACTGACCTTTGGCCCATTGGCGGTCATGGTGAAGAGGAAGGCTGTAGGCATCACTTCCTGCTTGTCCTCAACGAACTCTCGAGTCCGCTCCAGCACATCTTCCATCGAGTGCTGAATAGCGGAGAGTTGGAAGGTATCACTAGATGGCATGAGGGCCCCTGTCCTTTCGAGCGTGTTCGTGGCCAACGGTGGCTCGGTCAAAGCGGTCGCACCAATAGTCTCGCCGGATGACGCCAGCCACTATCTCACAAGCTCCCTTGGTCTTCAGCCCCACCCCAATCCAGTGGGTACACTTCCCACACACAGTCGAACCCTTACCGAGTGAGTAGTGGGTTTCCCGCTTGGTTAGCTTCATTGCGTTCTCCTTTCTCATGTCCCAACAGCAGCGATCCTACCTTCTCGAACACATATCGACGAGACATGCCAGCGGCATCGGCGGCTGAGGAAATCATCTGGGTAATCTGACCAGCCAGGAAGTAGCACACCGCATCCATCTCACTGAGCGATGCCGTAAGCTGCTGGGTAAGGGCTGAGCCGTTAGGCTTCTTGTACCGCTGGTCATGCTTGCTGGGCTTGTCGGGATGCTGCATCCTCATGTGAGCACCGAGCAATTGCGACTTGACAAACGTGGCCCCGCAGAACTGGCAGGGATGGTTGCCAGTGGCATAGTTCCCACGAGGATCAGGCTTCGGCTTGAATTGGTGGGGCTTGTGCGGCTTGATCTTGAAATTGGGATCATGCTTGGCAGCGTAGTGCCGACCGATGGCTGAAGCCCGGATGTGGTCGAAGTCACAGTCAGGGTCAGGACAGTGAAACAGTCCGTCAGGGCCACGCTGATACTTGTTCTTAGCTGGATTGTGGGTCATGCTTGGTCTCCTTGGCTTGGTCTTGTTGACGTCGTAAGATTCGAAGCTCGTCTCGGGAGAGGTTGGAGTCTCGGATCTTGGTGATGCGAATTCGGTAGCGGGCATCGCAGACGGGACAGGTAGCTGTTCCGACTCTGACGTTGGCTGCGATCGAGGCCGATTCACGCTGGTTGATAACGCTAAAGCTGAGTTGTTGTCCACAGATTGAGCAATCTGCATTGGTCACTTCCTTCTCCTTTGGCCGAGATGTTGACTGTTGCGTGGTCTCGCTGTACGATGGCGGCACAGAAATTCCACAAACGCTGGCGGCCTGTTGTGAGCGGGCCGCCTTTTTCATGTTGATGGATCGGGCGCAGTCAACACAGTAGTAAGTCTCTGGCACCTCTACGGGCTTGTGGCATACTAGGCATCGATTCCAGCATCCCTCACAACGGCGGTCATCGGTCATGGTGTGTACCCCACTGGCGGCAGGTTATAGCCCCTAGCATTAAGCCGCTTGAGGCTAACGCAATGGGTATGGACTAGGTTGGAGTCAGCGGTATCGGTACGTTCCCCCACCTCAAGCTCATTCCCACAAGAGCAGCACTCCCACCCATCCTTGATCGCCCTGCTGCCGTTATCCAGTACTACTCCACAGTCGGGGTAGTGCCGAGTTTCGAGGGTATCCTCATAGCCGTGCATCTTATCCGCGCTGAGGCTGTCATGGTGAGTGATCCACTCTCCCGCCTTCAGGGTCTGTTCACAAGTCAAGCACATATACCCAGCCCGGATGGACTTATCATCCTTGGTGAGTCGGTAGGGGTTACTCCGCCCAGTGATGGGCGGAGTAACTTTGGGTGCCACTGCCGGAGGGGCTGGCAGTGGCGGGTTAGGGTTTCGGGTATAGAACCCATTCCTGACGGCGACCAGTATCTTGTCAACATGGCCTATCATGTCTGCTATCTCAGGCAGGAATGGTTCATCCTGTACAGACGGAATCTTCAGGATGTACTCCAGATAGGCCTTGGTACTGGTCAAGTACGTGGTGATTAGGTCTTGTTCACTTCTGTTCATGGCTCAGTGCCTCTTCGATGTGTCCACCAAGGTGACAGTCCCCATTCCGGTGGACAATCAGGTAGGGTGGAATTGAGTTGGCGTGCTCCTCGACCGTGCGCTCAAGAGCTTCTAGCCTCTGGAGCAGACGGCGGTAGACAAGCACGTCAATGGTTGCCATCATGAGTAGCAGGGCAGTGAAGATGGTGTCAGTCATCGGTTCACCGCCTGCTTGGTTTCAGTGGCCTTGAGGAGGCGCCCGAGTTCATAGTCGGTGTTATGACCATCACACAGGCAGCACTCAGCGGCATCATTGTCATGGTCACGCCACTCCCCAAGTGCCCAGTGAATAGCCTCGGTGATGGCTTGCTTGACGGTTAGCTCAGTGGTATCCACTTGGCTGAGGAGTCGAGCAATGACGTTGCGGATTTGGTTTTCGTCTAGTTGCATAGGGTTGTCACCTCACGTTTCTTCTGATTGCTTTCCATGCTGCGATTCCAGCCCCTAGGATCATGAGCAGCAGTAGAATGGTGCCCACCATTTCTGGTGGGCCTACCACTACCATGCTTCCCTCTAGTTGCTAGCACCTCTCGACTTGTTGAACATCTTTTCGGCCAGCGCCATAGCCTCTTCCAACTCCTTCGAGGTAGCGTGGTCAGGGTCAGCCAGCCGATCTCTCATGCGCCAGCCCAGCAGCAGCCCAGCCGCTAGGGAGTAGCGAGCGATCTCCACCAGCAAGCCCATAGCTACATTCTCACCTTCCTCAGTGCCGTGGAGCTTGCCAATGTCCTTGAGCTTGGCCGATGACTTCATCATCTCGCCCTTGATGACGATGGCAGCCATGGCCGCATACTCATCTCTGTGCTCACCTTCGCTGATGTAGTCAACGACATCCCCAGCTTCCTTGCCGTCCGGGGAGTCCTTGGTTGTGGTGTTCTTCACCAGTTCTTGGGGTGAAGGGTATGTATGTTCCTTGTCAAACCTCATACGTCTAGTCCTTCCTAGGCCTACTTGGCAGGGTTATGCCTGTGGCCTGTCTTGTTCTTGAACAGGTGTAGTGGCTTTGGGCGATGCTTGCAGTACAGGCAATCTCCTGACAAGCAACGCTTGCCACCATGTCGTTTGGCTCTACGTCTGTGTGCGTTACCGCCAGCCATCACAGTTGTCCTTTCAGCCTCACGCCTCTCACAGCTAGCCTTGCCCTACCTAGCTGTGAGGGCGAGCCACTCAACTCCCCGGAGGCGATTAAGGGATGCCGCTCAACCCCGGAAAAGAGAGTGAAAACCGGGGTAGGGCTAACGGCGTGTTGAGTGGAAAGCATGGGTTAGTTGTCCAAGTCGTTGTCGTCGTCACCGTCCCACGGCATGGGGTTGTAGTCAGGCAGCGCAGCCACGGCACCCTTGACCAGCTCAGGTTCCCGCTTGGCGATGCCCCGTCCCGCTGCTTCGAAGGCGTTGACGATGTGATGGCCAAGGATCTCAGCCGCAACGACCATGGGTGGGACTTCCCGAACCTTGGTGCCATTGAGCATATCGATATGCGTCTGCATCCCCTCAGCAGCAGCCAGCAAGTCATCGCCATCGATGGTGATGAGAGTGTCGACGGGGTCATCGGGAGAGAGCTGGCTCATGGCATACATGGTGGCCTTCTTCACGCACTCTTCGATGGTTGAGGGGATTTGGCCAGCCAGCTTGTGGCCGACAGGCTTGAGATTAGCGTTAGGAGCCAGCCGTTCACGGGCGTAGACCTTGATGAGACGCTCGACCGACTGCGCGTCAGGCGGCAGAATCTCAATCACCGAGTCGAGGCGACCGGGACGGATCATGGCCTTCTGAATAGCGTCAGCGTCATTCGAGGTCATCACGACCATGACGTCCGACTTCTTCGACTCAATACCATCGATGGTATTCAAGAGGTCGTCGGTGGTGACAGTACGCTCACCACGAATCACCCGGTCAATGTCCTCGCAGAACACCACCGCTGGTGCGTATTGCCGGGCAAAGTCAACCGCCAAGGCTAGTTCGTCGGCACGGGGGCACAGGATGAACGTAATCCCATTCCTCACCGCAATGAGCGCGGTGACGAGCGAGATCATGGTCTTGCCAGTGCCGTAGAATCCAGCAAGCAGGACGCCACGCTTGAACGCCATCCTGAAGTGGCGCAGACGAGCGAGGTGCTTGAGTGGGGTGAACAGATTCGTCACCACTTGACGCTCGACCCCATAGTTCAGTACGAGGTTAGTCTCAGCGTCCGGGTTCAACGCAATGAACTGAGGCTCAGGCAGGCCGAGCGGGCCACCAGCATCATCAAGGAACCGCACCTTGAAGGCTTGTCCCTTGTAGATGGAGTGGAGGGTGAGCTGACGGCGAATCTCAGCCGTGATGCGCTTGAACTCTCCCTCGTACTTGCGCAGCAGTGATGCCGACAGTTGGAATACATACCTGCCGTTCTTCATGCCAACCGAGGTTTCGAGGTATCCCTCGCTGTGGGGGATAACGGGTACGGTGAAGCGTCCCCACGGCACTTGGGTCGTGCGGTCGACGCCAATGTCGATGGTACGCATCTGCGGGGGCTTAGGACCAAAGAAGCCGGGCGTCTGCTCCAGTGAGAACCAGCCATACAGCTCATTGAGGGCAGCGACCATGGCGTTAGCGCCATCCCACGGGAAGGCGTCAAACGTCTCGACGGGCTGTACCGTCTCTTCTTCGTACTTCTTCATCCGCATGAGGTGAAGGATCGCCTCATCGAATGTCATATCTGTGGGGAGTACAATCTTCTCCCCCATCTTAACCACTTCAGCAATTTTGACAGTGGCCTTCTGTGCAGCGTTCTTCTGGGCAAGGGTTTCAGCCATGACTATACGTCTCCTATGTAGCTAAGGGTTGATGGTTAGGGGTTGGCGAAGGGTATGGCGAGAGAGTTCTCATAACCGCTGACACTCGACCAGAGCGGACATTGACAACAGCAACATAGGTACTGTCTCCCCACTGTCTAGAACCGTGGTTCATCGACTGACCAGAGCTGTGTACGTGGTACGCCACATAGGTAACTTGGTACTGGGTTGATAGTCCTCGCCATCCACCCTTCACAGTTCCACTCACGGTGAGTGGGTCAGGCCACTCCGCGCGCCCTGTAGTTGTCGGCAGCAGGGCTGGCCGGAGAATCGCCAAGATTACCAGCCTCGGCAGAGTGGCCAGAGCCACCCACAGGCGGTGGCTCAGGTTCATTGCTCATTCTCCTTCCTCGGCTGGATAGCCGCTTCGATGGTGACTGTCACACGCTGGTCAAGTATGAATCCAGCAGTGTTACGGAAGGACAATTTGCTGTTGTAGGCGACGGCGGGGTTGTCCACTAGGACAGTGACTCGCTGTATGTGGTCGTCATAGCTAACTGCCGAGCCTACTTCAACGACTTGTCCGTTGAGCGTCACAGACTTAAAGTCAGGATGGTAGCCAACAGGCTTCTCCATGATTAGTTCTCCTTGGATGGGTCGGGGTTGATGTTTCGCATGAACTTCTCGAAGTCATCCTTGCGGGTGGGCAAATCAGTCTCGGTGACAAGTGCGTGGTAGATGCCACAAAACTCGTAGGCTGTCTCCACAAAGGTGATGGCATTGGTGGAGATGGCCTTCTGGACAGCGCGCAAGTCCTTCAAGTCCTGCTCCATGTCGGGGGCATCGAGTGCTGGGCCACTGTTCATGACGATGTAGACCAGCAAGCTCAGCCGATCCGCAAGGTCATGTACCATGTCGTGGATCTCCTCGATCTCCCGCTTCATCACCACGTTGGGTGGTATGGAGTGACCCTCGGACAGGGCAAAGGCCTTGGCGGCAAGGGCGGCCTCGAACTGCTCGGGGTTGACTTGCTCGGCTGCTTCACGGATCAGGCCAGGATAGCGAGAGTTCCTAGGCCTTGATTGCTGGAGCTGTCGGAGCAGCTCTTCGATCCTGCGTTTCATTTCGTCATCGGTCATAGCGATTCTCCTAAGCACCAATTTCAGGTACTGACTGTAGCGTTAGCACGGTAACGCCCTTAGCTAGCTTCGGGCGGCGGCGGGGTTTGGGTTTCGCTTGGCTGTGCTTCAATTCGTGCAAGTACAGCGTCAGGCGAAGGATGCGTGCCATGTTGAGCACATCAATGTGAAAGTTGGCTGTAGTCAACCCAGCAGCAATGGCTGTAGCGTTAGCACGGTTAATGGCGGCGAGTCGGCTGGCTGGCCGGATGCGGGCCGGAAAAGCGGCGGCGGCACTCTGTAGGCCGACGGCACCAAACACGATCAAGGGCATGGCGATTCTCCTCAGACGGCGTAGTAGGCTCCCAAGACCACCCCGTAGGGTGGTCTTGGTGTGGTTGCTGGCGATAATGGCTAGCGCCAGCAGTATGGTGAGCGTCCATGCCACGATCAGGTACGACAGGTACAGGGTTCGTCTCATGCGGCACCTACCCCGTTCATGGCGTTCAAGGCCGACTGCGCCGACTCGCTAGGTAGCATGTCTTGCGAGTAGTCGTAGCGGAAGTCGTAGTTGTCGAGTACCGTCCAAGGTGCTGCGAGGGTAATCTTCCCCCCAGACAGGTACTCAATCCAGCGATCTACGGCGAGGAGCCAGTTCCAGTAGGTGGCTCCAGTGGACAGGCGCATCATTGCGCCTGTCCTGACGGCTTGGGGGAGTCTAGTCATCGAATCCCAACCCCCTAGGCGTCTCCGCCTGCGGTGGAGTCGGGCGGTCTAGCTTGACCGCTCCGCCCGACTGTCCGGCGAGTTTAGCTAGCATGGCGTCCCAAGAGTCTTGGGACACTCGCCGGAACTGCTTTGCCGTGCTTACGGCACGGCTGCGATTGTTGGCCGTCCGATGGACGGGCACTAGCTGCCCGTCCACGAACGTGTACTGTTGTTGGCGTCTCACGGCTTACTTCCTGACGTAGGCGTTCAAGCCGACGATGACGGGCTTGCCGTCAATGGTGATGGCCGTTGCTTGGTTGCCATGGGTGGAGGCGACGACCAGTGTCTTGCCACTGGCCGACTCTGTGGGATGGGCATTGACATCGACGGTGATCGTCAATGTGCGCCCGTCCTTGCTGATGGTTGCTGTCATTGCCACGGCGATTCTCCTTGGGGTGGGAGCTACCCACCCCTGTCGATTGGGTTAGCGGTTCACCGCCAGCGCCGAGACGATCTCGGCGTGGTGGACTAGGGCATTGGCTACAAACTGTGCCGTATCAAGCACATAGCACTCGCACATGAGCACCGATACGTTGGGGTCGGCGGTATTCCACAGCAGGTAGCTGCCCGTCGGCGTTGATGTGATCGTGACTTCCACGGCGATTCTCCCGTCCGCCGTCCATCACTGCGGCGGCGAACGCAAGTGCAAAGTGCAAAACGCTTGCCAAACTCGCAAGTGCCTTTGTTTTCAACGACTTAGCTTAGTAGTTTCACAACTTTTCCACAGGGCAAAATTTGCACTCGTGTAAAATTTTCGTGAACTTTTTGCATACCCCCACGAAAGTGCCATCCGCCATGGTCTTGAATCGCAAGGGTTTAGCTCGAGTGGCACGATGCGTGCCGTGGACGGCGTGCCGTGCGAGCGAGCTTCGGGGTGCGAGCTTCGGGGTGCCAGGATCGGAGTGGCGCTACGTGGAGGGTGCCTCATTGCCCGAGCCCCCCGCCCGGGTCCTTCGGCGCTAGCGCGCGCCTTTCAAACCTTGACACATTTACAGGCTAGGGGTATTATTATCTATAAGCTGCTTATAGTAGAATAGGGAGGAAGGTTGGATGAACGTAAGGGAGGGAAGGGCACTAGGATATCAGATAGGCTGGTACTCTATAGGAGTAATAGTACTAGCGGTAATAGTGGTATGGGTTAGTGTACTTTTCAGGTAAGGCTTGACCAAAATTGAAAAAGGGCGTAGCGTTAGCCGCGCGGCTCGAGGTAGAGCTGCAAGACAAGTGGCAGGAGGGGTAGTAGTAGTTCTTTCCCATTCGCATCCTAGTCGACTCTAGGAGAAACAAGCTAAATCCAATAGGCTCAACTAGATTGACCGACTACTACCCCCCATCATTGGGGGGTTTTTCTCCCCACCACCTTTTGGCATCTTGACATGGGCAGCGGGCCGATGTTATTGCATTACGGCATCGCCCTCTCTGAGGGCGGGCCGATAGGTATTACAGTAACTCTACATACTTGAGTGTATCTTACTCAACTTTATATTTTCACTTGACAATAGTTCTATAGGCGCTTATAAGGGCGCTAGTACGTCTAGTAGGCTAAGGGTTAGAGGGCTTACTCTACCCAGTGTAGGCCCTCTTCAATATGTCGAACTACTGTAGGTTTTATCAGGTAGAGGAGTCTGTACCTGAGCTAGGTACTGAGACTCATCAACACGAGGTAGCTAGGTCTACGCCTAACGACCTCATGCCTACGGTAGAATGGCAGGTACCACCTGAAGTTGAAGTTACCAAGGTTAGAGTAGTCGTAGGCTATGGCAACACTGATGTCTATATCCATACCCTACCCTTACTGTTCAAACCTGAAGATGTAGAGGTCATTCAAGGTGAGCTACCTAGTATTGAACCTGTTGACAAAGCTAGACGTAAGGTAGGTCAGTCTGAGCCCCAGTAAAGATCAGACACTGAGTGATTATTTCTCCCGCATAGGTCTTAAGGGTGGTAAAGTACGCTCTAACGATAAACGCACTTCAGGTCAACTGAACTGTGCTAAAGCTCGTGCTGCTAAGGCCCTATACAGAACTAACCCAACCATGCGCCCTAAGGATAAGTAATCATGCCTGATAGGGAACAAGACCCTAAGAAGCCAGATCCTAACAAACCACAACCTGTTGGTCCACCTCCTCATGACCCTAACCAACCTCAGGAGGAACCACAACGTCCACGATATTAGCTAGGAGCAAGACATGCCAGATGAAGAGCATGAACATAGCCACTACTCGCTTACTGTCGTAGCTACCTCCATAGCAGGCCTTAAGAAGGCTATCAAAGAGCTGCAACCTGTAGCAGACAATGGAGATGAAGAGGAAGAAGAGGGTAAAGAACAAGAGGAGACACCTGAAGCAGCTTAGGAGGGTATGTGAAGAGGCTATTGCTGTTAGTCGTAGTACTGTCCACTGCTCTGTGGGCAGATGAACTTACTTTCACTACGGTAGGCCCTGGTACCATCATGTCAGGTCTATCAGGTATGACTGCTGGGCCTGCTAGTGTAGTTCTCGTCACCGATGTAACCACCGGTAAGTCTATCGACCTGTCTACCACCTTTACAGCTTCAGCTGGTGCAGCTCACTCTGTAGTCGTAAGTGGTACGAATTACACAGCCTTCTTCAGTCATGGAGCTGGTGGTTCAGTCTCTATCCCTGGTGAAGTAACTGGCAGTATGCTGGACAATTCAGAGCTTACAGCTGTAGTCGATGGTGCAGGATCATTCTCCGGTGAATTCAATGTCAGCTTCCTTAACCCAGTGCTGCTTAAGGACTTTGGTTTAGGGCCTGACTTTGCACCTACCGGCTCTGTAGGTATTACCTTCCATGAGTCAACCGTTACTGGTCAATCCCTTACAGGTATGATTGGTGGTGGTAGTACCACTGTCTTAACCGTTACCACCCCTATCCCTGAACCTGAGACTCTGTTTATGTTTCTCTTCGGTATAGGCACTCTGGTAGCCTGCTATCGTGCTCGTAAGTTAAGTGGATTGTGAACATTAGACCCTCTAAGCCGGTACAGCAGATCCAGGTCTTTGGAGACTGCTGTGGCCGGTGTAACGGTACTGGTGCTGTAGACACCCTTCAGTTAGGATTTGGTGGTCGATGTCCAGTATGTCAAGGTACTGGTATCAGCAAAGTCTTCGAAACATTCGGTAATCGTGAAGTAGCTTTACCCTCCGCACAGGGACATTACGCTGATGGAGTTACCGTAGTTTCAGCAACTTCCAGTAGGCGTACATCACGAGGAAGGAGTCCAGGATGATATGTCCAGAGTGCGGAGGCAAGAAGGATCTACAAGTACCCAGTGTGACCGGATACCCGATCGAATACGGCAAGTGTCCCAAGTGCGAAGGGAAGGGAGAGATACCCGATCCCCCACAAGCTACGACTCAAGGAGCCACGACCCATACTGGGGAGGGGACACAGAAGGAGTCCCACGATACAAGTGCTCACGCTGCAAGCGAGAAGGCCTCTTCGTCCAAGAAGTAGTAGCTGAGTCTTGTCATCCTAACCGAGGTCGTATCTGTAAGCCCTGCTGGGCTGCACGTATACAGCGTATGCGTGCTAAGCAGCCTAGCCATAGGTGTGAGACCAAAGGCTGTAAAAAACTGGCTAAGGGCTATCACAAAAAGTGTGTCTGCTGCGAATTTAAAGGCTATCCTGAGCCTAGTAGGAAGAACCCCGTCTATAAGCGTAAGGCTATGTTGTACGCCTTAGGCCTCATTCCCTGGCATCTTCCCCGTAAATATGATCTGAATGATCCTATGGAACGTCGTCGAATGATGATGGAGTGTCTTCGCTGTATCCGTACTAAACGCTATGGAATGAGACTCTTACAACAGGGAGGCTATGATGTCTCTTCCCTGCTGTCCTAACTGTCATCATGAACAGCGCCTAGCCGGTGAGAATGAACATCACTGGGCTTTTAGGTGCCCTTACTGCCGTACCGTCAGGATTATCTCTAAGCCAACCCTGCGTGGAGCATCTCGACTAGAAGTAGAAATGGGTCGCCATAAGGCCAGGATGGCTCAGGAACGACAGTTAGAGTCCTTACCACGATATTCCTTCCCTGGAGGTAAGTAGTGCCTGCAAAACGCCAGGAAGAGCGTAATCAGCAAAGAGAAGCCGTCAAGATCAGGTGGGCTCGTGAAAAGGCTGTAGAGACTGAATGGCAGAAGATGTCCATCGAAGATGCTAAACGTGTCTTAGCTGAACTCCGTGCTGATGCTGAGTTAGGCGCTCGTATCCTACAGCAACGCTTAGGCAGAGAGAAACCTGAGATGAAGTGCATCATCTGTGGATCTCGAATCGACGGTTACCCAGTCTCTCAAGCCCCTGTACGTGATGCAGCTACAGGCATTTATGAGAACGTCTTCTACTGCTCCGTAGAGTGTGTAGCCCGTAAGAACCAACAGCAAACAGGCGTACTAACCCTGGCTCGATAATGCTTGACCTCACCAAAGTTGAGCCATTCCTCAATAAGCTGCCTATTCGAGACCGCTTCAGTCGCCGTCTGGTTCCCTTCCACTTCAACCCCAACCAGAAGATCATCCACCGGGCTTTATGCGATCTACAAGCACGTAAGCGTCTGATGCGTCTAATTGTGCTAAAGGCCCGCCGTGTAGGCATTTCCAGCTACACAGAGGGCCTTGGTATCTGCCAGTGCCTTAGCCGTGATGGAGCTAAGGTCCTGATCGTAGCACACCAGTTCAAGTCCTCCAAGGGTCTGTTCGAAGTTCCTACCAACCTAGTAACACGTCATCTTCCTGGCAAGGAATCGATTCAAACGCTGCTGGACATCCCAGCCCCCAATAAGCACCTAATAACAATTCCTCATTCTGAAGGGGAAAGTACGCTAGAGATTGCCACAGCTGGTTCTGTGGAATCTGGGCGTGGATTAGGCATGTCGTTCCTGCACCTTTCGGAGGCAGCCTTTTATGGCGGAGTCGAATCATTTGGATCACTCCTCCCCACCGTACCACGAGACAAATCCACCGTTGTCGTCATTGAAAGTACCGCCAATGGGCGAGTTGGAGATGGAGGTCACTTTTACGATTATTGGATGTCCGCCGTCGAAGGCCAGTCGGAGTTCATTCCTAAATTCATTCCTTGGATGGATGACCCGACCTGCGTGGCTGAAGCAGCACTGGCTGATGACGCTCCGGCAGATGACGAAGAAAGAACCTTAGTCAAAGACTTTAATTGTAGTAAGGCACAACTCTCATGGCGCAGGCTTACCCTAGACACCGAATGTAAAGGCTATCTCCCACTCTTCCACCAGGAATATCCCTCCACTGCTGAAGAAGCCTTTATCGCCACTGGTGATCCTGTATTCGAACGTGATGAGCTAGACTACTGTCGTAAGAGCCTGAAGGAGCCTGTCTTCGTAGGCAACCTAGCCCGTCTGGACGATGCTTTAGAATTCCGAGCTAACCGCTACGAGCTGGATAAAGGTCATGAACCAATCGAACTCAAAGTCTGGGAAATGCCACAATTCGAGCACAAATACTACATCGGAGCTGACGCTGCTCGAGGTATGCGAGAGCCTGGGGAATCAGTTGACCCAGATGAACTGGGAGATTTTGCAAGCGTGGTTTGCTGGAACGGCACAACCGGATGCCAAGCTGCCCGAGTCGCTGGCCGAATCAATCCTGAAATACTTGCAGACTGGTGCGACCGTCTCGGACGAGCGTATAACCGCGCTATGGTGTCGATCGAATTGACCGGCAACTTAGGTCTATGGGCCCAGGCCGTTCTGAGGGATCGCTACCGCTACGCCAATCTCTATCGCTGGCGCAATCGTGATGACAAAGTCCGTCCCATTAAAGCTCCAATTGCTCTGGGATGGGAAACAACCCTGCGTACTCGTCCATTAATGATGGACGCTTTCCGTGCTGCTATCCGTGAGCGTCGGGTCACCGTGCGGGACGCAGGGTTGTTAGTCCAAATGGAAGCCTGTGAACGCTCCGACGACTTCCGCTGGCAGGTCAAGCGTGGCCACGATGACATTCTGATCAGTGCTCTGGTAGGGTGGATTTGCTTGGAGCAGTGGGCACCTCCGCGCAAGCTGGGCTCCTCTTCACCGATGAAGATGGACGACACTGACAACCTGCCCAAAGTCTGGCGTGATGACGTAGAAAAGGCGATCCAAGAGCATCACTCCCGCATCATGCATACCATCACCAAGAAGCCGCAGCCGGATCGCCTGGAGGGCATTTGAGAATCTCTATAACCGAGCAGTTTGATACCGAATGGCCTACACGTTCTCCCAACTACCAGTTGGAGTCCTTGTTGGTTGCGTTGGTTATGCGCAACGGAGGTCAGCTGGAGATCCCTATCCAGGATGTGCTCGATGTCCGACCAAAAGATACGATGGCCTTTCGCACAATAGGGGAAAACATCGTCTTGTATGCAGGCCCTGGTACCTACATGCTTTACACCATTCAAGACAGAGGTGATCCATGGCACAATCCGGCCCAGGCCCAGACGACCCGTTCAGCGGTGATGAGCGACGAACGCCTGGCGGAGATGGAGGAAGTTGCAAGGAGGAGAGCTTCGATCCAAGCGGAAGCAGCGGCGATGAGGGATGTGGACCCCTTGACGAATTCCTCAAGACTAAGCCAAGTGAGAACGGCACGTTCGACCGCCAAGCAACCACAGTAAGGCTGCGTGGCTACACCGTAGCCGACGCCATTTGGACCAACTTCCACAACAAGTGGGAGACCAACCAGTCAGGAGCCTATAGGCAGCTTATATTAGACCTCAGTAAGCATGGTGCTCTATTAAACACCACTGGTATTATCAGCATGGAAAACCTGGCAAAACTCATCATCAGCATCCAGGAAAACCTGAAGGGTAGAGCTGCTGAGGAGGGCCGTTCCCCGCTCGAGGAGGTGCGTTTATTTCTTAATGATGATGCTGTGAACTGATGGCCATACGCCAATCGATTACTAAGCGGAATGACCCAGACCGTGGGAACAGCTACCTGATCCGTCAACTGGATCAGCTACAGCAGCTGTCCGCCGATTACCGTCGCACCTTCCTGGGCGACGACTTCTTCAACGAAATCCGCACCTTCTACAACATGGCTCTGAACCAGCCGAGCCGTGCTCCCACCTTCCGACCTCGTCTGGAGATCCCACAACTGCAGATGTTCTGCTGTACCGAAGCCAGCGACCTAGCGGACTCTGAGCCTAAGATCTACATCACTCATGACGTACCAGGGAAGCGGGCGCAGCGTGATGAAGCCAGGGAGAAGGCTTTCCAAGCGCAATGGCGTGAAGGCTTCTTTAACCTGCAGATCATGTACGCCTCACTTTGGTCGCTTCTGGCTGGGAATGGGTATCTCCAAATCGGCTTCGATCGTTATGCGAATTTTGGACGTGGGCGGGTCTGGCTGAAAAGCCGTGATCCGGAAACTGTTTATCCCGATCCTGCGGCGATTGACGATGAAGACTGGTTCTATCTCCAGATGACGGATCGCCTTTACCCGGACCAAGTGCAGGAGCTTTTTCCTGACCGGGGTCGGTTTGTTCATGCTGCACCTCCTTCGGTGATCAAGGAGCAAGGCTCAACCACCTCGATGGTTCCGACCATGGTAATGCCCCCCGGGCCGATGTCTACGGTTGGGGGACTGCCGGATGAAAAGCTGGGCGTAGGTGACGGTCGGGTACAGATCCGCTACACCCTGATCAAAGACCCTACTACGCAGGAGGTGGTGAAGGACCTGAGCGGGACTAGAGAGGACCTCGAGGAGGCCATTCCAGCTAAGTTCGAGAAGAAATGGCCGAACGGTCGCATGATCGTCGACTGTGACGGACAGGTCTTGTTTGATGGTGATAATCCAATGCCCCGGGGGCGCTTTGGTCTGGTCCGTATCTGTGGGCTTCCGCCGCTGAACTGTTTTTTCGCTCCGCCACCGATCCGCACGAGCCGCAACCTGCAGGAGACGGCGCAGCGCATGTTCATCCAGGCGTACGAGAATGCAGTCCGATTGAACAATGGCGTCTGGTTCATTGACGAAGCCACAGGTATTACAGCAGAAGATTTCGGTGGGATTCCTGCGGAGGTTCGGGTAGTAGCCACTAACGCGCGTTATCCCGAACTTAAGCTGCCTCGACCCTTTCCGCCACAATTTATCGAGTACCCCAAGTTCCTGTTGGCGATGCAGAAAGAGCTGCAAGGCTTCACCGACGCCCGGCAGGGCCGTCAGCAGCAGGGCAATGTTTCCGCCGATCTCTATAGCGAAGCAGTATTCCACTCGCAGAGTCTAACCCGCCTGCGGGCCAAGCTGATGGCCGAGTCAGTGTTCAAGGCCGCCGAGCAAGTCTTCTACCTGATGGCTGCCTACTACCATGACATTTCATTTGCCGACTTCTCAGGCGATTTCCAAATCGTTCCCTGGGATCGAGTAGAGAGTGCCGATGAGTGGCGGCTGTTCCTTGATCCTGGAAGTATCAGACCAATGAGTGCCATGGCTCTCAATAAGCTGGCTATCGCATTGAAAGACAAGCACATGATCGATGATAAGACCGCCCTGGAATGGATGGGCGTCCCGTCAGCGGAACAGATCGCAGGCAAGCTCGACTCAGAGCGTTCACTCGAAGCATTAAGCCGATTAAAGAAACACTAGGAGGAAATATGGCAAGGTCGAGAGCAGTAGCACGTAAGGCAGGCCGTCTGGGGGCTCGTGGCTTCCCGCGCGCGCAGGCACTGGCCAAGGCCCGGAGCATGGCCCGAGGTGGTCGGTTGACTAGGCGAGGGCGTTACGTCAGGGTGTGATGCCCGAAGCACTGGCACAAGTTACGAAGCAGGTGGGTCAAGCTCCGCCGCCGTCTCCCACTGGTCTGCCTCCTCTTACTCCGGCGCAGACCAGCTACGCATCTCGTGTCGCTGGTCGAGAGGTTCAAGACATTCGAGGTCGTGGACTGACCGAGCAGGAGAAGGCCTTGTATCGTCCTCTGTTCGGCAATGTTGTCGACCAGGTTCGGATTCATCCTAGTTCTAATCTATTCAACCTCTTTAGTGCTGCGACCAGTCCGAAGGGGGCAACGCTGGCAGGTGGGGTATTTCCGCTGGTGGCTCCGCACAACATATGGTTAACCGATCCGGTCATGACCAATCGATATGGTGGGCTGGAGCCAGGCCAGATACTGGCTCACGAGCTGGTTCATACCACCCAGAAGTTCAGGCCATTTGCGACCAGGAGTTACGACCTGCCTGCGCGGGACATCAAGCATGGCCGTGTCTTGTGGAGTGAGCTGGGCCCGGAGCAGCAAGCCACGCTGATCGAGAACTACTGGGCGCGGTTACAGCGGAACAAGCGATGGGAGGAGGAGTTAGGTGAGGGCTACGATCCCAAGAATCTCTTGGACCGGAGGAGTCAGCTAGAGAACCAGGCAGCGCGGCGGAAGATCGTTGAGGAAGATGATCGATATCTTCCCTATGTGCGGGCCTGGCAGGCGGAGAGGAAGTGATGCCTGAAGCCATGGCTCAAACCGTGAGGCAGACTGGACCTCGGCAACAGCCAGAAGATCTGGGAAGCAACATTTATCAAGGTATGCCTACCAGTGTCATACTCGAACCCAACCTGCCTTTGCTCCGTGAACCTTGGGCCGATGCTCCTCGCATGGAGAGTCAGCCCCCTACGCATTGGTGGGACAGTCCCGGCTTTTTATCGCTACCACCACCAACCATCTCTCCAGAGCAACGCCGTTTACTTCCACCCTTCCTACGTGATTTGCCTCTACAGGTAGGCAGATCCCGTCAGCCTCTGGAGGGAGCCGTAGCTCATACTTATGGGTCCAAGATCTTGATGGACGATCCTGACGCATTTGACGCTGCCATTCTGGCGCACGAGGCGACTCACGTTCTACAGAACATGCGAGAAGCTCCTTACCGGGACGCTCGTTACCACAACTATGAATATGGTGGTCCGACTGGGCTGGAAGCTGCTCACAGGGCAGGTAAAACAGCTGTTGATTTTGGCGTAGAGCAACAGGCCTCCATCGTAGAAGACTATTACCGTATATTGCATGGTGTTGCGGGGGCAGCAGCCAAGCATGGCGGTCGACTGACCCCAGATGAGTCAGCGTACTTTGACCGAGTAAAAGCTGCTTACGAGCCTTTCATACAGCAGCTAGTAGATCTCGCTCCCTTCAATCCGGAGCAGGGCTGGATAGATCGGAATGCTTGGGGTGCAGGTTATATCCCTCGTAATTACATTCCCCCGCAGGCCTCAGAGCTGCCCCTTCCAGAGGCTCCACGGCCTCCTGGCATTCCTCCCGGCACAATCAGCGGAATCAGTGAATCCACCTTGATGGGAATTGAGCCCATGCGAGTGGACATTTCTCCAGGACACCGCCCCCGATGAGACTCGAACCCTGGATGCGCGAACCTCTGGAATGGCTAACCGTCACGGAGTATGCCAGGAGAATCCAGCGCCCAGTCGTAACAGTACGACGATGGTGTCGTGATGGTACCTTCCGGGTCTTCCACGTCCCCACCTACCGGGGTAAGCGGGTCTGGTGGATCAGGGGTATCCCCAAGCCCTAGGCGTATATCGATCACTACTATTTGACAACTGGTCAACAGCTTAGGAAGGTAGTCGATAGCAATGTGCCTGGAGTACCTCAGAGATCGTGGCTTTGGTGTTAAGGATGGCGAATGGCGACTGGTCAATGTAGCCCTTGACGGACAGCCCGTGTCGTTTTCGATTCACGAGTCCGACTGGCGAAGGCTAGAAGGGACTGACCAGTTCGATCGCTTTCTTACCAACCAGGCTGCGAGCTGTTTGGAATTTGAGGCGCAGTGCTCACAGGCGTGACGTGCGTGCTCCCTTCTGCACCGCCTGCGAATGTTCCACCTAACGAAGGTCGGGGGAAGGGGGTAGCCAATGTTCGAATTCAATGAGCTGGAAACAAAGGGACGTGGTCGTCGTCGTCGTCATCGTGGCGGTCGCCGCAAGTAACTGAACCCATCCCCGTACAGGAGGTACATATGCCGAGAGGCGCAGGTGGAGACAAGCTAGTTTTTGATATCGATTTCAAGACGCCGTTGACGGCACCCCGGCCCGGGGCTGATCCCCGGCCTGGCGTCCACAACATCCCGATGATGAATCCTCGAGATCCTCAGGGCTTGACCCCCGACGTAGGGGGCTCGGGTGGTGGCTCGATCAGGGGTTCCAAGTAAATGGCAACGCCTCCCATGATGATGCCGCCAGGAGGCGGTGGTGGGTCGCCGATGGCCGGGCAGATGGCACGCTCGATCATCGACAATCTATCCGCTCAGGGCGCATCGCCGATGCAGCAAGGAGGCATCACGGGAGGCCCGGCTCAGGACCCAAATCTGGTGAGCCAGATGCTGGCGGGGCGGATGGCAGAGCTAGGAGGAGCCGATCCCAAGGCAGTTCACCGGCTGATGACCCAGATCAAGCAGCAGGTAGCCGTCTTGATTCCTCAGCTGGCCTTCCGCATCCCCGGCGTCACCAAGCACCTTTCCGGCCTGTTCAACAACATCGATAAGATCCTCGAGGAAATCACTCGTGCGCTGCAGACGCAGAACGCTGTGGCTCAGCAAAGTGCCCCGCTGGGAGGGGCAATTGCCGCCATGCAACCGGCAATTGGCGCGGGCCCCGAGGCCGGTATGCCCAATCTCCCGCAGATGGGCCCCAACTTAGGACTGTGAGATGCCTGACAAGAAACCTGAATTCGACCCCGCACTGGTCTTAAAGGATCGCAAGAACTTCCCCGATGATCTGGAAATTCCCCTGGGTAACGGGGCGGTAATGACGTTAGGAGCCTTCCGTGAGTATGACACTGCTACTCAGGGCTCGGTACAAGCGGAGCTGGAGAAAGGCCGTAAAGCTCTGGACGCAGAACGGCAGAAGGTGGAAGCCGCTTCCAACTCTGTAGCTCAGATGTACGTTGAGTTGCAGAAGCAGCAAGCCACTTTGGAGGCTCAGCCTCCAGCGGCTCGCCCACCGGCAAAAGTCGATGCTCTGGATGAGGTGCTAGAGACCGATCCAGTCTACACCCGTCTGCGTAAAGACATGGCTCAGTGGGAATCGAAATTCGGGGCTCTGGACAAGAAAATCGACGATGGCTTTGGTCGTATCAACTCGACGCTGAACGAAGTCGGTTCAACCTACCTGACCGAGCGTTACCAGCGAGACTACGACGACATCATGGCCACTCAGGACGAAGCTCGTCCCAAGGATCTGAGCTTAGAGCAGCTCTACCGCTACGCCAGTGATGGTGGCTTCAAGAAGCGTAACGGCATTATCGACATGCGGCGTGCTTATGACCAGATGACTCAGCCCAAGCGGACGGAGTTGGCGATCGCCAAGGCGCGTGACGAGGGCCGCGCCGAAGCGATTAAAGAGCGCGACCGCAATGCCATGCTGCCCAAGCCAGGCTATGGCCCCCCGATTCCGGGTCTAGACAAAATCATTGGTGGTCAGCAAGCCCCTAAGAACTTAGAGGAAGCCTTTGCCGCAGCAGCAAATGATCGAGAAATGTGGATCAACCCACAGTCCTAACTAGGAGTCTCAAATGCCAGCAATTACAGCAGGTGGCGCACAGGGTACTGGTCTTGCACAACCACCGGTAGCTCTACTGACCACAGCCAACGCCATCACGCAGAAGTACATTCTGCCCGTGCTCGGCGACCAAGTCCTGGTGCCTTCACCTGCGCTGTGGGCGATGACCCGTAATGGTAAGAAGTTCAGTGGTGGTGAGCTGGTGTACGCCTTGCTCAATCAGGAGGAAATGACCGGTGGTGCCTACTGGGGCAATCAACTTCTCGATACCACCATCGTTGACTCCATCACGCCAGCGGATCAGGTTTGGAAATTCTATCGCCAATCCATCGCCATCCCCCTGACTGACGTCATCCTCAATCGAGGAGGAGCTGGCGCTCTGGACCTGATCCGCACGAAATATCAAGTAGCCACCGGCTCGTTCATGATGAAGCTATCTCGAGCCTTGTGGCACACAGCCCCGCAAAATACCACTCTAGACGTAGACGATATCGATAGTTGGGTAGGTCAGACCACCAACGTGATTGCAGGTATCGACCGTTCTCAGGCGGTCAACTCATGGTGGTTGCCAGCCGCCAACGTCGCCATCAATGCTCCTCTTAATGCGAACCTCGCTGAGCTAGCCTATCAGTCCATCGTATACGGCTATGACGAGCCTGATCTGTTGATCATGGACAACACGAGGTTCGCCAACTTTAAAAATACCTTCACCAACCTGATCCGCTTCGTTGATCTCGAGCAGGATGAGACTGCTCTACAGGCAGGCTTCCGCTACCATTTTCTTTATAATAATGCTATCGTGATGGCTGACCGATTCACTCCAGCCAACACTGCCTACCTGCTCAACACTAAGTATATCTTCCCTGTTTTCCACGAGTTAGACTACTTCAATGTCGAACCCTTTATCAAACCCACTAATCAAAGAACCATCGTTTCGACCATGTATCTAACCTGGCAGGTCATTAACCTGTCACCCCGTATGTCAGTAAAGATGACTAACCTTACTTAGGAGCTAGGATGTCGATTACAAATAGTGTACGAAATTTGGCTCCTGGAGTTGGCGCAAGCAACTACTACATCGGGCAGCCTGGAGATACGGGGAACCAGGCTGTAGGCACAGGAACCGGACGCATACCTTATGCTCCAACTACTTTTCAGCCTGCGGCTCGATCTGGCCGGATACGGATCAAAGCCACGCCTACCTTGGCTACTGGTACGGTTCAGATAGGCAACATTACCGGTACGGACGGCACCACAACTGTGCATCTTTACCCTCAGGAATCGGCGGCTGGAGCAGCTGGTGTCGCAATTGATCGGGTCATAGACTTCATCAGCGACATTCCTCTGGCCTACATCAACATTACTATGATAGTGGGCGTGTCCTCAGCTACGATTGACACAGAGATTACTTACTCGGCTTAACTATGCCTGACTTACTTAATAGCGTGAAGAGCTTAGGCCCGGGGCTGGGATCAGCCAACTACTACTATTCGATGCCACCCGATATGGGCGCAGGTCCAGGTGCTGGGGCTGCGTCAGGACCGATTCCTATACCTTTTGGTTTTCCTCCTCCGGCTCCTTTGACGCCGGTTGCCAGGAGTGGTGCAATCCGGGTTCAGATGTGGCCTACTAGTCTTACTGCCGGGTCCAGCAATCAAGTTAATGCTATCACTGGCACAGATGGCACAGCCACTGTAGTTCTTTACCCCGGGGATACAGCAGCATCTCCGATCAACACTGTTCTTGAACGATTGATTTACTTCATCACTGATCTCAATCTAACTGGTATTACCGTTAATTTCACGTCGAACGTGGGCACATCAAGAATGAACGTCGAAGTGATCTGGTCAGTATAGCTATGGCAATCCTGAATAGCGTAACCAATCTAGCTCCGAACCTGGGATCAGCCAACTTCTACTACGTTCATCCTTTTCCCAATTTGGCTGCGGGCGGGCAAACCGTTTCGGGAGATGCGCAGTTACCCTACCAGTTCAGTGACACTCAGTTTGGTTTGCCGAACTTCTTTGGCGTCAATCAGCCCCTGGTTAGAGCTGGACGGATACGGGTCAAGTTGCTACCCGCTGGAACTGGTGGCACGGTTCAGCTTAATCAGGTTCGAGGCACGGATGGTACCAACACAGTCCTCCTCTATGCTGGAGGGTCTCCGTCACCAGCTAGTGCCCAGCTTGAGCAGTACATAACTTTCATGACTGACCTTTATCTGAACAAAATTTTTGTTGGAATAACGATGGCAGGAGGACTGGCGACTGTCACTTCCTACGCATACATTGAGATGATCTGGTCGGTGTAACTATGGCTATCCTCAACAGTGTAACGAATCTGAATGCGAACATAGGATCAGCCAATTACTATCGGCGGAATATATTTCCCATTATAATGGCGGGAGGAACTACCATTCCATTGACTGACGCCTGGCTTCCGGATGATTCAGCTCCGAATCCTACTTACCTTCAGGTTCCTGCCCGCTCAGGGCGGCTGCGTATTCGCATGACGCCTGCCTCAGGGGGCACCGTCCAACTTGGGTCCGTTCGGGGCACCGATGGCACCAACACAGTTCTCTTGTTTCCTGGGGGCCCGATGGCGGCAGCCAATACTGTGATTGACCAGGTCATACTTTTTCATACTGACCTTTATTTGACCGCTTTCCGTTACAGTATAGCAGTGGCGGGAGGGACAGCAACTACTAATTCCTATGTGGATACGGAGTTGATCTGGTCAGTCTGAAACGAGCTTCCTGTGCGGGGAAGGGTGGTGATGGCTGGGATCGAGACCACTCGGTCTCGGCCATTGCTTTCTGAGGGTTTATGAGTCATCGACGGCCTAAAGGGATGAAGCGAGGTCCGCAACGTGACATGGTGGAAAAGCTACAAGGCGATCGCAAGCCGAGTTGGCGTTTTCATCAAAGAAGGGCTGCCTACAAAGCAGCGAGGAGACGCTAATGCCAAGCCGCCGTCGAGTGCAGCTTTCAAGAATCCGTGGCGTTATGATCCCCCGCTCACGGATGGGTATCAAGACGCTGGGGCGGGCAAAACGAGCAGGACGCAAAAAGGCATGGAGGATGTAATGAACGACAAACAATTTCTAATCGTACTAGCAGCCATCATCTATTCTCAGGGTAAGGGCACTCCTGACGCATCAGTTCATGCAGCGCAAGATATGATAAAGAAAGTGGACGAGGTGTTGAAGGAAGAGGAAGAGAAGGAAAAAAAAGAGAAGGAGAAGGCCCAGCCTACTGGGAGAGCCCTTGGTTAGTGGCATCCCTATACGAGCTGAAGCATCCGTGGTGAGGTGAAGTAGTGGCACTGGTAGGCGACATCATCATGTCGGGCAGAGAGAGCATACCGGACATGCCTCAGATATTGCCTCCGCCTGCGCTGGGCTCAGTCACGGCGGCAGCTGGAGGCAGCTTACCTACTCTAACTTATTACGTTGTTCTAACTTATCTAACTCCTTGGGGAGAAACCCTGCCTTCCTCTGAAGCTACAGCGACCCTAGTTTCCGGACAAGGGTCTCTGGTAGTGAACTGGGGTTCCTCAGCATTAGGTGGAATGCCGCTTGCATTGAGGATCTATTTCGGCTGGGTTGGTTCGGGACAGGAAGACAATTACGTTGAATTTCCCAATGTCAACATCTATGGATCTCCGGTGGTAATCGATGGTTCCATTCCAACCAACCGGGGCATTCCTCCAAGCCGATCTAGTGCTTACCTACCTGACACTGATGGTCCGTTCATCAACGCCTTCACTATGTTTCGTTGGTTGAATGAGGGCCTCAATATCCTATCCCGCAAAGTTGGTGGTATTCAAGATGCCACTGGGTGTCGAACAGTTGTTGGCCAGCCTCATTACCGTCTCACCCAGCGGTGGATTCGCCTCACCAATATCTGGTTCGATGGTTGGGAGTTATTCAAAGGCCGGAGGGCTGACATCTTCTACCGCAATGCTATCACCGCCATTGGTGCTTTATCGGTGACCTTGCGGCAAGCTGAAACCTCTCTCGTTGAGGTTTTTCCTCAACCTAATCGCACTGGAGGAGCTTCTCTAACCACCAGCTTTATTGGTCCCTCCGACACCAGCTTTACGGTCGATACGGCGGTAAGCTGGTTATTGCCTTTTGGTCTAGCTCGTCTTTCTCAACCGGCCACCAACGTGACGGCTGGAGGTTCGGAAGAGATCATCGCCTACGCCAGTGCTCGGGCTGGTACCTTCACTGGAGTGATTCGTTCTTTAGGGGGCACTTATGCCAAGGGCATATACGAGCCAGCCGGGACAGGAAATGTTGGTGTGGGTTGGCCGATTGGCTCGCTGGTCGAGGAGCTGAATCTCCGCATTGCCGGTTACCGCATGGCCAATACTTATCTGCCTGGGATGGCTAATGTTCCTCTATACCTGCCTGATGGCTGGGCTGACGTTCTGCCGGTTTATCTGGAAGCCAAGGCCTTGTCGACGCAGGGAGACAAGGGTGGGGCAGAACGAGCTATGAAGCTGTTTACGTCGATGGGACAGGAACTGGCCTCGGCCAACAAGCCACCCCTGCAGGGCCCCATTCAAATCGGGGCCAACCCAACCAACGAGATTTACAACCCCGGCCTGGGTGGAGGCTGGTACTTACCCTAGGAGGCAATATGGCTCGTGGTCATTACAGAACGCATTCCCGTAAGTTTCGTGCTCGTGGCTTCACGGTAGCGCGGACCCCCCACATTGGGGTACGTCGTGGTGGACGGCGGGGCAGTCGCAGGCGCGTGTGAGGAGGCTTGAGTGCCGCTCACCAAATCCGACGTATTCACGACGGTCGGGCAGAGAAACTTTGCCCGGGGGCTGGACGCCTCCACGCCAGACATAGTTCAGCCTCGAGGGACAGTTCCGCGCCTTTCCAACTTCCTGTTGACTCGTCGTGGTGGTCTGACACTGTGTGATGGCTCCTTGGTTGTCAGCGCCTATCAAGGTCAGGTAAAGCCGGGCATTCAAGGGCCCTGGCTTGACCTGATGCTCTACCAACCCAATCAGGTCACCCGCTACCTGCTGGGATTGCAGCTTTCCCATACGGTTCGCTTTCAACTCTCCGATGTCAGCCTGGGTTCTATAACCGTTGAGGGGGTTGGAGGTGGGCAGCTGGGCTTGCCCATCGCTCTTGCCACCTGGGCACCTTTCACCAACTTCTTTGGGACAACCGGCTCAGGCTTCCATTCGGTGGTCAAGCCAGCTGGCATCAACAACCAGTTTGTCTGCATCCAGACTGGCATCTCCGGGGCGACGGAGCCGAACTGGGCATCCATGAATTTCTTTGGTGGAGAGATATCCGACGGCTCGGTGCTGTGGGTCAACACCTACGTTCCGGTAGTCTATAGCTGGGTGATCACAGTGGTCGACCCGGCAGGGGGCGAGACTCCAGGCACCATCTTCACTCCCCCCAACATCAACGCCCCTAACGGACCTCCAGCCAATTGGATTGCAGGCGACCAAGCCGTCATGTCCTGGGGCGGAGTAGCGGGAGCGGCCAGCTACAATGTCTATCGCACTGCAGCTGGTGGCAACTTCTGGCAGTTTGTTGCCAACAGTCCTTTCACTAACTTCACCGACAACGTGCCCGACGGCCAGCTAGGTCAGGTTCACTTCACTTCCACTCCCAACACGACTGCCTCTACCGTGCTGCTGAAGATTCCTGAAGGCAGCTACACCGACAATAACCAGCTAGACGTTTTCCCTGCTGCCACGCTGCCTCCGCTGGGCTGGTCGATTGGGCAGGGTAGTGGGTCGACGGGCACGGGTGGAGCAGGCGCAGGAGTTACCGCCAACGGCGGCATTATTGGTGCCGTAGGCCCGGTGCCACAGATGCTGCAATTTGTCGACAAGGTCATCCTATGCCTGGGCAATGGCATACCTCCTTGGGTGTACACGGATGCGGCTGCGGTCAATCCACCCATCCTGGGTGGTCCGCTGCAAAATTCTTTCACCTCTGTCTATCCAGACTGGATAGCTACTACGGCGTTTGCGGCAGGCGACCTTATCAAGCCTACGCAGAATAACCCAGGCGGCTACGTCTTCACCGTCGTGCAGGGTGGTATCTCAGGAGCTACGACCGCACAACCGGTATGGTCACAGACGGTTAGTAATCGAGTCGTGGATGCCAGCATTATCTGGCAGAACACTGGGGTGACGCCCACCATTCCCGCTCCCCGGGGAGCAGCTCACGGCTTGGTTTATGCCGGTGCGTTGTGGCTGGCGAACACTTACCCTACCACAACGTCAGATAACCTGGACGGACCTACCGTACTGAAGATGAGTGATCTCAACAATCCGGAAAGCTGGAATCCTCTAAACGTGGCCTTCATCGGGCGTGACGACGGCACGCAAGTTACCGGCCTGGCCGCTTACACGGTGGCAGAGACGGGTATTCCGCCTATCGGCTCGATGGTGGTTTTTAAAGATTTCGAGACTTATCAAATTGTGGGGGTGTTTGGTGCGCTTGATTTTTCTATACAAAAGGCTCAAACAGACGTTGGCTGCGTGGCTCCGCGCTCCATTCAGTTTCTCCCCGGATACGGATTGGCACGACTCACACACCTGGGAGTAGCAATTTTTGATGGCGTACGGGACCGGTTGATCTCGGAGGAAATCCGGCCTTACCTGTTTGGTGGAGTAGAAGACATTATCCCTATTGACTGGTCATTTGCCTACCTATCGAAGGGGACGCAGGCAGCCACCCCACCTATGTACATGCTGGCAATTCCGATCATGGTGGCGGAATTCCCTCTTCCCATTACTTTGTCACCTCCTACAATGTCGTACAACCCCAACACGCCTTCTCTGCTCAACGCCGCTACCTTCTGGTTTGTGGTCACGGCGGTGGTTGACGAGCAGGATGTAGTCCGGTCGAACGAGATCTCTTTCTCCGTACCTTTCACCCAGCCTGACAAACTCTTCACCTTGACGGCCACCGTGAACCTGGCAGAGATAGGAGCCGTGCCCGGGGTGACGGCATGGCGCATCTACTGGGGCTACGCCTCAGGGCTCGAGAATCAATACGTGGAGGTGCCTTATGATGGGGTCACCGGGAGCGTCACCATTACTGGCCCCTCGACTCCGGGCATTGTTGGGGCGAAGCACAACGGCCTCACCCGCATCCTTTGTTACGACCTGGTACTCAAAGCCTGGGCCATTATTGATCTTCCCTGGCCGATTGAGGTTCTTAAACAAGTCCGTGCTATCTCGTCACCTCCGGTCACGCTGACTGGGGGGTTTGATGATGGTACGGTTCGCCGGGTACAGGCAGGCGATCCGGACTGGGATGGTTTGCCCATCGACGCTACGGTGCGTTCGCCTGAAGTGTTTGGTAAATTCTCCAACCAAAGTCTCTACCTCAGGCGGCTAACGATTCGTGGCTTCGTCACTGGGCCGCCGCCCGGCGACTTCCAGAACACATTCTCCCTAAACCTGACAGTCGATGGGCAGCCGGAGAACTTAGGCCGAGGCCGCCTCTATGTCCGGCCTAATGGGCGCTTCGAGTTGACTTTGGATCTGGGCTTTTTAGGGCGCACCATTCATGTCGACCTAGGAGTAGTAGCTAGTCGTCTCAACTTGCCGGTGGAGATTCATGAGTTTGACTGGGAAGTCTCACCCCGCATACCCGGGATACCTTTATCGATATGATCACTGCTGCCATGCGCGCCCGGCATTACGAGAAGGGAGACATCATCGCCCACATTGTGCCGGAGTATGCCCACCTGAAGCTCGAACCAGACAATTGCTGGGTGGTAGAGGACGAGGAAGGAGTGGTAGTGGGAGCGGTTCTGGTGACGGTGGGCAATGAGATTGCCTGTGTGATCCGGGTAGCAGGGTTGCCGGAGGCTCCTCTGAGTTGGGTGTTGTGCGGGCTGCGGATGATGGTAAGGGATCTTCACGAGCGGGGGGTTAAGGTGCTGGTTGCCTGCTTTAATGTCACCCGGGTGGAGGAGCTGAAGCTGGCTCGTCTGATGCAGAAGGCAGGAGGCGAGCTAGCTCCGCTCTCTGGCTTTGTAGCTGCAGTGGCGGTCGAGCAAGTGAGGAGGTGGTAATGCCCTTCCTGGCTCCGGTAGCTGCCTGGGTGGCCGCCAACGCCACCCTACTGGAAGGCCTGGCGGCTGTTGCCTCGGTAGGGGCGACCGGGGTGGGCTTGTACGAGCAGAACCAAGCGCAGAAAGCCCAAGCAGCTTACATGCAACAGCAAATGCAGCAACAACAGCAGGCCACGGCGGGGACGACAACCCAGCAAGCCCAGAGCCAACGGGCCCAGCAGCAGGCTGCTATTGCTCGCCAGTTTCCTAACTTACAAGAGCAGCTAGGTGGGTCAGCGGCTCCTGACTACCTCATTCACGAATCCGCCACCATGGCTGGTTATCCAGGGGAGGCGAACATTGGGGCGGATGCTTTCCAGCAATTCCTTGGAGATCGTAACTTGACGGGGACGGCAGCCTCGAACTTGTCCCCCACCACAACCTCTCCAACGCTGGCTACAGGAGGAGCGGCTGCCTTCGCTGGTGGGTCGACTACGGCCCCATCCACCTTCTGGTCCCGCTATGCCACCGAGCCATCGACTGATGTGAGTGGAGGTCTTGTGTAATGGAGAATCTAGCCAAAATCATCTCTCCGATAGCCCAGGTAGCTGGGCCGGTGATGCAAGGCTGGGGAACAGTCTCTAACATCATCCAAGGACAGCGGCAAGGGCAGCTGCAACAAGCTGCACTGGCGCAGCAACAGCAGCTGGCTCAACTGGCCGCCAATCCGGCCTTGCTGTCAGCCCGTATCCGTAGTTTGCAGCAGCCTTTAAGCGCCTCCTTGACCCAGGATGTGGGCAATCAGGTGCAAGGTTACCTGATGGAGCGAGGTTTGGGGCTGAGTCCAAACATTCAGGCAGCTGTGCTAGGTCAGGCTTTGGCTCCCTATTCGATCCAGGAACAGCAGCTGGCGCAGCAAGCTGCCTTCGAACCTTACCAGATCGGCACCTACGCCACCGAAGCGGCTGGGCGAACCTTCCCACCACCAGCCAACACTGCCGGGCTGTGGGATAAGCTAGCAGGTCTAACTCAACCTCCGGCTCCCGACCCTGGGCCGGTGTGGGCGGATCTTGGCCGCTGGCCTTCCAGCGTGCCTCACCCAGGTGGGTCTCCCATGCCTGACGTTACTCCACCTAACATTCAATTCCCAGGTCAGCCTCAATTCCCTGATATAACCTACCCAACCTACACCCCTGGGGTAGGAATGCCGCCCTACGCTTCCACCGCTCCCACCTTCCCAACCGATCCAACCAACATTTGGGGGAACAACTTCGGTGGCTAACTTCGGCAACATCGCTCTTGGTCTCGGCAGTGAAGCAACCAACGTCACGGTTGGGCAGCAGCTGGCTTATGAGAAGGCCAGGCAGCGACGGATCGACTTGCAAGATGCTCTGATGAATGCTCAGCGTATCCGGGAGTCACAGGCTCAGATTGAGCAGGAGAGGCAGCGCACGTCTCTGGAAGGACGGCGGATGGCCATCCAGGAGGAGCAAGAGAAGTATGCTCGCCAGCGCCAGCTCAAGCAGATCTTCACCAATCCAGTAACCGGTAAGAGCTATGCCGTCTATGAGCAACCCGACACTGGGCAAGTTACCACCGAGGAGATGCCTCAGCTGGGTGTAGGGTCGGCAGCTCAGCAACAGTTTCAGCAGACCCAGGAGTTGCTGAAGTTAGGAGGCTACACACCCCAACCAGGTCAACCAATGACCGAGCAGATGCGTGACTATTTGGCGACTGTCGAAGGCCGTCCATCCACCCGTTCGAACATGCAAGATTACGTTGACTTCGCCAAGCAGCTTCCGCCTCCAGCAAAGTTCAAAGTCAAGACTTGGGATCAGATACCTGAACCAACCCGGAGCCAGGCAATAGCCGAGACGGCTATGGGCCTGATGAAGACGGCTTACGGAGCTGCCAACTTTGGTTGGTATGGAAGTCGGCCTCCACGCTACAACACAGCCAGCGCGCAGCTAGCTCAGTTCCGCATTCACAACCGTATCGTTGAGCAGCAGCTATTACCACTCAAGGCATCCTACGACCGCAGGATCAAATTCCAGGAGGCTCTGGCCACCAACTTGGCCGAGCGGCTGGCGCAGCAACAGATGATCAACATGGCTATACCGCAGCAAGTGCTCGACAGCATCAATAAGCAGATTCAAACCGCGCTGCAAACGGCAGCCGACCTGGAAGCTGAGTATGAAGGCATTGCCACACAGCGGCAAGCTGGTTTTGCTGACCCGATGGCTGGTCAACCCGGCCATCCAGCACCCACAGCCATCAATCCCTCAGTCGATGAAATCGAAAGGAAGTTACAGAAGGTTGAGCAAGGCGTACAAGCTCCACCTAAGACACCATAATGGCGAATGGCGACGACATTCTCGATCGGGTACAGAAGCTGGCTCCGGCGCAGCGGCGTGAGTTCTTGTCGAGCTTGTCGCCGGATGAGCTGAATCGTCTGAACCTGATGATTGACGCTCGCCATGCTCCCCCACCCAAAGCAGCTGCCCCGCTTCCCCGGCAGATTCCTCCAGTCGAGTACCCTGAGAATTGGGGAATGCGTCAGGTCAGCTCCTTCGCAGGCCGGTTCCCTTCGCCGAGTGAAGCGGTTCAGCTCCTGATGACGGGCTCACTGCCAAGCGAGCAAGAAGGGATGATCCCCCAGCTCGAGCTTGACCCATCGATTGGCCCCGTTCTTGAGGCAGCCCAGAGTGCCGGGGAGATTCCCCCAGCCGGTCCCACAACGTGGCAGCGTCCAGAGCAGGCTATGCGGTTCTTCAAGAACCCTAACAGCCCAACAGCAGTGGCGCTGCGAAACTACTTTGCCGCCCTGAACAAGTCTACTGAGGTTAACCGGCCTACAGTTAATATCCCCACCCCGATTGCCGGGCTCCAGCTCCCTATTCCTTTGAGTGGACCGTACTGGAAGCGGACAGCTGAGCAGGCTGCTGAGCTAGGTGGCCAAGCGGTGGCCATGCGCTATGGCCTCGACCCGGTACAGGCCCTCAAGGACATTTACCACGGGGATGTTGGGGCTCTGGCGGCCACGGCATTGCAGCTGGCGATGATGCGTCGATCGATGAAGCGGCTGCCGATGGAGCGGCTAGTTCAACCCAGCCCGAAGATTACCACTCCGATACCGGATGTGGGAGAACCTGGGATAAGAGGGGACATAAGGGAAGCGGCGGCTGGGGTGCAGCGCCAGTGGATGCGAGCGGGGTTGCCTCCGGAACTGAACAGAGAACGTGCAGCAACGCTACAGGAGGAGGCCAATCGAGCCCTGCAAAAGGCCTACCCAGGCTTGGCAAAGGGCGAAGCAGCCCGGTTGGCAGAGCAAGGTAAGCAGATTCGCTACCCGATGGAGCTGCCAGCCCATTACCAGAACTATACAGAGATCATTACCCGTGATCCTGGTCAGCTCATCCCTGTAGACCTGATCGACTCTCTACCCTACGACACCAACCTGGCAATTCAGGATGAAGCCCTGTTCCAAGGTCAATTCGAGGAGCACGTTCAGGAGCAGGATGGGGAGCAGATGGAGTTTGCCTGGCGTGGCCCGAGCCAGTTCCAAGGTGGCATGGCCATGCGGCGTGATGCTGATGGCAAGCTGGTACCGATTGGGGAGATGCGTCCAGGGGGCAAGCGTGCCTACCCATACTTCTGGCCTACTCCGATTGAGGAAATAACTGGTGAGGAAGCCACCAGGATGGCGCAGACGGCTCCCGCCGTCATTCCGTACTTCGAGCCCAACCAGACATGGGTGCGAAACCGGATAGGCAGCCGGGCTTTACAGCTGATGACCATGTTTCGGGCCCGGTCTGAAGCCTTTGCCAGGCTACGCCGTCAAGACATTGAGTCAGGTTTACGCTATGGACGGCCCGGTACACGCCCGATGTACGAGCCTACCCAGGGAGTTCACTACACTCCACAGAACTTCCTGAACCGGTTCTACAAAGCCTTAGCGCTGGGGCATGAGCCCCGGCGCACCCCGACGGGCAGGATCAACCGTCTGCCTTTCCTGGTAGCCGAGTATCTGACGAATGAAGATTTTGCTGGGATGAGCACCATCGAAATCGCCCGACGAGTTCAGAGTTGGCTGAGGACGGATGCCGAGACCAGTCACAGCTGGGTCCACCCGGAGACCGGGCGTACCACAGTAGAAACTCTAACTGGGGATCAACTGACCTTCAGTGGTTATGGTGCATTCAATGTGATGCATCCGCTGGCAGGCTATGGAATTGTGCCACTAGAGTTTCAGACAGCGCAGGAGGCAGTGGATGCAGCCGTCAGCGGGCAGGGACTACGACCGCCTCCACCCGAGCCGACCGTCAGTGAGCGCCTAGCCCAGATCGTTAAGGACATTCGAGATGGCATCATCTACCACGGCACCACCTTGGCCGATGCGCAACGCATCATGGGTGGCGGATTCCGGGAGTTGCGGCTAGGCGAGATCACTAACCGGGTGTTGGCGCTGTACGGCAAGACTTGGGCCACCCTGACTCCTGTCCAGCAGGAATCACTGCTCAATTACTTGTACGGCTATCGTTACGAGTCAAACCGGTTCTCAACTTCCATAGGGGGTGAAGTAGCAGCACGCTGGGCAGGTTCTGGTGGGGAGGTTGCCAAGGGCATAGAGCAAATCATTCTAGACAGGTGGGGTCCGAATACCTTGCGGTGGGGTGACCCCAATTCCAAGCTGACCGGGGAGCCAGCTGTGGTAAAGGCTCGAGTCACTGATCGAACTGCCGAACAGTGGGAACGAATCCTACGTGACCTGGAGCAGGTAGAGAACGGACTCAAGCGAGGTCACCTAAGCGAAGAAGACGCCATTCGTGCCTTGTGGCAGAGCTACAGTGACAGCAAATTTTCGACCGAGCAGGTTGAGCCAATCCGGGTTATCAGTGGGCCAGAGCTAGAGCAGCTCAAGCGTGGCCCCACCGAGGCGATTCCACCGGCAGGCCAGAAGCCAGGCGACTTTGTGGTTGCCCGGGATCTGCGTACTGGCCGGTACAAGCTACTGGTCAGGAAGCTGGTGCCAGCCGTAGAGCGCCAACCTGACCCGATGGTGGCGATGCGCCGTACCACTGACTTCGTCAACACGGGTGGCCTGGTCTACGTCGATGAAGCCACTTTAGCCAGGCAGTTGATGGCTACCCGGGGGGCCATGGCTGAGACTCTGCGTGATCTGCGCAACATGCAGAGAGAGCTGAAGTCATTGCCAGCTGGAAGCCGTAAGTGGGCTCGCCGCACCGGCAGGCTAGCCGAGATCCAAACTCGCATATCGCAGCTCGATGCTGTGCTCCGCCAGCTGGAAGGGCATCGCCGAACGGGGATTCGTCCACTGGTTGATCCTGAGCTGGCCAAGCGTGAGGCCCGGACGTTCGGCAGGGTTGATCCCCGGGAGCGGCGGATTCAGGTGGCAACGGCGCTGCGCCAGATGCTGATGCAAGTCAAAGATCCCAAGGCCCAGGAGGTGTTGAGGAGGGCGCTGTCGAAGCGGGTGCTGATGGGCGGGCAGATTGAGGCTCCTAAGGCTGGTACCGTGGCTGCTGCCTACCCTGAGCTTTACCCAAAGGTGATGGCCGAGATGACGAAGGCGGCGACCTGGAAGGAGCAGATCGCCGATCCAGCCATCAAGGAAGCCAAGCGTCAAGCCAGGTTCGGCCAAGGCACAACGCTGCGGATGGGCTTTGGCAAAGTGCCGATCGATCCTGAGAGTCGGACCGCCGCTGTGACTGCCTATTGGGAGATTCTGTCGAATGCCGCCAACCAGCTGCGCATCTATAAGACCTTGATCGAGGCTAAGGTAAAGCCGCCAGAGAACCTAGCCCGGGCGGTGGAGGAAGGAGAGCTGCTGCGTCAGGTTCGGCGTGGAGCTGAGCTGATGGTCAATCACGGCATCAATGTGGGCGACTTGACCAAAGACCCCCTATTCGCTCACTACAACGCCGACGGCAAGTTGACTGAGGCTATTGACTTGATTGTTGAACACGCCACTGAGATGAGCATGAAGGGCCGCAAAGGCCTGGCCGGAATGTACGAGATGGTAACCGGCAAGATTCCTCCAGGAGCTGACGAGCCTCCTGACCCACTCAAGGGTGGGCTGCCATTCGCTGGGATGCCGGGAGAGAAGAGGCCTGACCTGCGAGATGGGGTAAAGGCAGCCAGGAACATGGCGACTCGGCAGATTGCTCGTATGTACCGGGCCCGGGGATGGCGCAACCTAGCCTCCTTCCTGACCCTACCTAAGCCCGACCTGGTCAGGAACTCCAACCACTTGGTGTTCATGCACGGCAACGTCTACCGGATGCGGCGGCTGGAGGCGATGAAGTTTGCTGACCGGATTCAGCGCTATGCCCGGGAGAACCGGGTAGAGGACTGGCTGCGGGTCGAGCGCATGGGCTACATCATTCAGGGCACGCCTAAAGGCAGGGCTATGCTCGCAGGGGCACCGCCAGCCGTCTACGAGATTGTGAACGAGATCCGGGAGTTCAACTACGAGCAGGAAGAGTTACTGCGAGCAGTCTATGGTGATGGCATCCCACTGCACGAGGCTAAGTACTACCTGGCGCAGGTCTGGAAGCTGCCTAAAGAGCTGACTGCACCGGGCGGCGTGGGTCCAGACCTGAAGCGGGCTTACCGTACTCTGATGCATGACCCCTTCCTGAAGAGGAAGGCGATTGACAGCTATGAAGTCGGGGTGGACGAGCTGCACCTGACGCCCCGTTACGACAACATCCTGGACATCATCAAGATCCGCCACGACTTTGCCACCCGGGCAATGATCAACGTGCAGATGGCCCAGACCCTTGAAGCGCTTGGGCTGATCATGACCCCAGCTGAAGCCGCCAAGTACGGGATCTCACCTAACCCGAACCGGTGGAGTCTAGGGCAAAGCGATCCAGAGGCGATCTGGCCCAAGGCAGTGGACGCCAAGGCGTTGGAAAAGGCAACCTGGGTGGGCAAGAACAAGGAGCCTGGCTCAGGCGATATCTACGTCGTGCGGCCAGTACTGGTTCATCCTGACGTAAAGGCAGCCGTTGACACTTGGTTTACCACGCCTTTCGACTATGTGCCATTCAACATTGCCGACGCTCTACGAGCCACTTATAAGAAGTTCCAGCTGATTGGAGGCTTCCACTGGGTAGCGTTGAGTGAAGTGGCGCAGGGTGAGGCGCTAGGCCGCCTGGATCGCAACATCAAGGAGTACGGCAAGCAGGCCTTACAGACCGAGTTGTTGGCGCTACCGCTGATTGTGCACAACAGCGAGGTGCGCAAGGGAGTCCGAGACGCTCTGATTGATGTCTGGACCGAGGGGCGGGAAGGGGAAGCGGCCCGGAGACTGCGGCTCAGGCGAGGTGATCCTCCAATCTTCCGCTACAAGGATGTTGAGGAGTGGCTACGGGCAGGCTGGTACATGGAAGCGAGTGACCGGGAGCAGCGTTCGGTGCAGCAGCTACGCAACCTCGGTCTAGGCGGCAACCGGGCCACCCTAGCAGCAACCTGGGCCTTTCGCCGTATTGGCGATTTCCTGTACGTCAATGACAAAGTGTTGTGGGACTACTTCATGATTGGCAACCAGCTAACCTTCATGAATAGCGCTTACGCCGATTGGCTGATGGGCAACAAGAACGCCACGCCGGAGATGGCATTTGAGGCTAAGCGGCGGATTGCCGAGCACGCCAACTACGCCTTCGGCTCGGTGCCTTGGGAGCAACTACTGGCCTCGCCACAAGTAGTGCAGATGCTGAACTGGATGCAGCTGGCTCCTGCCTGGACTTACTCCAACATCCGCATGGCGCTCATGGTCATGAACGAAATGTTAGGGTCTCAGGGATATGCACGGCGAGCTGCACGAGCAATCGTGGGTCGTGAGGCTGGACCTCCTCCGCCAGGTGGGTACATCTCAACCCGGTGGGCATTTGGAGCTTTCCTGAGTTGGTTCCTGCATACCCAGCTCCTGAACTATGCCACGACAGGCTGGTACAACGAGCAGGACAAGAACGGCAAGCATCCTTCCGACGACCCCAACGCCAAGGTCAGCATCCTGTTTGGCGAGAAGCACTACATGAATGCTGGGCACTTCACCTGGGACAATGCCGGTAACCCTTTCCGGGTATTGCTGCCGACCATGCCCCGGAAGGGTCACATGTTCCCCATGGAGACGGTCAACCTGCCCTGGTCAGAGAACGCTACGAACATCTTTGCCGGTCGGTACCCTGACGGGAAGGAGCGTTACATCCGGCTAGGCAAGGCCTTCCGTGAGCCTTTCGACTGGGTGCTAAATCCGCTGGGAACGTTTGCCAACAAGCTGTCAACGCCCTTACGGCTCGGCATCACGTTGTTCACCGGGTCAGAGCCTGGTGGTTACCGCATCGTGGAGCAGACCGACGATCCCGGAGTAGCCATAAAGAAAAAGATGGCCTACTTCTTTGACGTTACCAGTCCATTCAGTATGCAGCTCTTTACCCGATCGCTGGAGCACCAGCTTGATCCTGGGACGTTTCCAGCCGATCCCGCCGACACTCAGCTGTTCAGTCAACCGACGGTAGCGGGATCGTCGCTGAACCGGGCAGCCAACGCTTACGCCCAGACCATGATGGACTACATCGACGACGTGCAGGTGCTGCAGGGGCAGCTGACGACGGCGACCGCGGCCCATGATGATGACCGTGAAGCGTTGATTCAAGGCAGGATGGTCCAACGCCAGGAGAAGGTGACTCGGGATCTGCAGATGATCGAGTGGGGAGCAGCCGCCTCCGGCGTTCCCACCTACAAAGTGTGGGGAGCAGCTCGTAGCCGGGTGCTGCGTCATCAGCATCTGATCATGCCACGAGGTTACTGGGTTGACGATTATGGTCGAGTTCATAAAGGGGAGGCACCATTCCCATGGCCATGAAGAAGCGCAGTTCAAGGAAGCATCGCACACCAGAGTCGAAGAAGATCAGCCACCTGGTTCGTGAGGAGGGCGTGCCACAGCGGCAGGCGGTGGCGATGGCGTTATCGATGAAGCGGGCAGGCCGCCTGACCAAGGAAGGCGGCTATAGGCGGGTAGGCAGGAAACGGAAGCGAGGGGGGAGGCGGTGAGGAAGTTTCTCTGGTTGTTGGTGTTACTAGCGAGCACGGGGGCTTGGGCGCAGTTCACTCAGGTCAGTGGACAAGTTGTGGACAGTGCAGGCCGGATCTATGCCAACTGCACTTACAGCGTAGCCTTCCAAAACCAGAACACCACCCCAGGAGCCCCTCCACCGAACCTGGGCGGCTCGCCTTTCCAGACTCAGATCAACGGGCAGGCCTGCGACTCGAACGGCAACCTGTCGGTGAGGCTGGCAGACAACAACCAAGTGCAGCCACAGCCCAGCCAGTGGCGTTTCTCGATCTGCAGCCAGCCCTACACCAACCCCACCGCCACCTACTGCTTCAACTGGACAGGCACCATCACCGGCTCGACCATGGACATTGGTTCCCAGCTGACGGCAGTAGCCCCACCACTGCCACCTCCGGGTCAGGGGCAGCCAGTGGTACCAGGTGGGACAGATGGGGCCATCCAGTGGAACGAAGCTGGCCGGTTTGGGGGCATTCAACCTGGCCCGATCGGCACCGTGCTGACTTCGACTGGGCCTAACAACCAAGCAGCCTTTGAGGTGCCGACCGGAGGGCCTGGGGGCCCCGGGGGTCCGGGTGGTAGTGGCACTTATGTTGTCAACGTAGAGGACTATGGAGCCACCGGCAATGGAGTAACTGACGATACGGCAGCCCTAAAGAACGCCTTCGCCTCTGCCAGCTCCACCCAGCATTGTGTCTACATCCCTGCTGGTGAGTACAACTTCAACGACACCCTAACGCTTACCGGGGGCCCCGGGACGTCGAATTGCATTCGTGGGGATGGCATGTACGCCTCCCAGCTGCACTGGATGGGCAACGATCCCACCAAGCCAGCCATAGCAATCTCCACCGGGGGAGGAACCTACTCTGACTTTTCCGTGATGCAGGGTGGTCTCAGCGGCCATGACTGGCAGGTAGGCATTTCTTACGGCTACACCTTCGCTACGCTGTCAAAGTTCACCAGTGTAGCCTCTCAGTGTGGAGGCTATGGCAACCAAAACCTGGGCGATGCCATGTGGCTGGCGGGTCAGGCTACCAGCAATGGCCAAGCCGATCAAGTTTCGCTCGATCGGGTGGTGCTGGACTTTTGCTCGAATGGCAGCGGCCTGGTCAACTGGTCGCAGAACGCCGTCGACATCAACCTCTACAACACCACCGTCTTCTACAACCACATTGGCCTGAGCAACAGCAACAGCGGCAACGTCAACGTCTACGGTGGGACGTGGATCTCGTTGGACCTGGCCATCTCCACAGCCGGTGGTCCGGCACAGCTGTTTAGCGGAGTCCGGGCAGAGAGCATGAAGCGTCTGCTATGGACTCCGGGAGGCACTTGGGTTAAGCCTACGACCATCTCAAACTTCACCGCCGCCATTGCTTGGGAAACCAAGCGGGCCACCTCAACCGGCGTTGTCACCAGTTCTGCCGCCAAGACAATAACCGTCCCAGTTCAGTTGGGAAGAAGGCCAGGAGTCGATCCCGGCTGGGTAGAAGGCGATCAGGCAATTCTCTGGATATCTCCCACCCAAGCAATGCAAATACCGATCACAGGGTGGAGCAACAAAGGTGGAACGCTGACCACCACCGGGACGATACCCGACTCGACCAACGCCCTGCTGGTCTCACCGTCAAGCTGCACGGTGAACACCACGGCAGGGTCAAACGCCATCACCATCAATGGTGATCCGTGCATTTACGCCAACGCTTGTATTGTTGGAGCAGGCGTAGGGGGCAGCGATTGGTGCTCCTACGCTTTTGCCTACGACTCTCAAACCTCCGGGCACTTCCAGCCTGGCAGTTCGGTAGCTGGAGCCACGGTCACGAATGCTCAGGTGTATGTCTCGACGAATCATTGGGGGCAGTGTCAGGTAGCGCTTCCGGCCAGCGGGCCTTTCGTCGTCCAGAACAGCTACCTGGGTGGAACTGGCAGTCACTTCCAATGGTGTGGAGGAGGCACAGTCACCTTCGAAGGGAACATGTTCCCAGACAATGCTCCTAACCCGCTGTGGTATGTGAACGCCAACCTGCCACCTGACATCAACTGGCGTAACAACGTCACGAACTATGGTGCCTACAATTTAGGGGCTGGCAATGTGCAGCCCAAGATGGCCAACCGTGACGTCACCAACCAGGTGCAGGACGTCAGTGTTTACAACGTCAAGTCTGACGGTCGGGTGATGAACTGCACCGCCACGGCAGGCTCGACAACTGTGACCTGCGGTAACGGTGCCTTTAATGCTTCCGATGTTGGGAGGCTGATGCTTCTGTTCGGCAATGTAGGCAACTACACTGGGCAAGTAAGGATGGGCACCTTTGCCACTCCGCCAACGCCAACCTACGTTCCCATGACAGTGGCAGGATGCCCAGGCTGCACAAGTAGCGGACCGCAGGACAGCGTCAATCCCATCGCACCTGTACAGTTCATCGACACCGGGGATGGTTGTTCGACCAAGCCTCAAGGGACGGCTACGCTAGGAGCGGCGATAACCAACACTTCAGGCGGTCAGAGCCTGACAGTGACCTTGGCCGCTGGCTCCACCATGACGTTTGCGAACGGCGACCACTTTCTCATCGACAATGATGAGTTTTACGTCTTCGGGGCACCCACTAACCAGGGCAGCTTCACTGCTCGTCGCATTCCTGTGACGGGCCCGACCCATGCAGTGGGGGCTCCGATCAGGGGAGTTTGGTCGATCGGCTCAGCTCCCTATGCCTGGGTCACCCTGGACGCTAACGGTATCCCGGTCACAGGCAGCCCAATCGTCTTCCGTGACGAAGTGTTCCTAGGGGACGGATGTACTCGTCCCCCGACCGTAGGCACTGTCCTCAATGTAAATGGCACAGTGCAGTTCACGGGCGGCACGATGATCCGGGGGGACTGGCCAACGGTGATCACCGCCGTCACCAGCGCCACCACAGTGACCGTAGCTGATGCTCCACCGGCAGCCGGGAATGCCGTCACCGTTGTGGGTACTGACGATCACGATGCCTGGCAACAAGCGTGTAATTCCCGGGGTGGATACGGTGATTTCACCTTTCGAGGCACATCACTGGTGAGTCGTGGCTTCCAGTGCAACAATGCCAATCTTCACTTATCCGGCTCAGGCCAAAACGCCCATGTGGGAGATCCCAACGGGTCTGTGATCGTGTACGCAGGCAAAGGTGATGTCCAAAAAGATGCCAGAGGTCATGATTGGATCATCCAACCCAATCAAGGTTATGGGGTAAGGCTCAGCCGCTTCGGTCTGGTGGGGAACACGCAAGCCAGGCCTTATGGCATCTTTCTGGGCTTTGGTATGCCGGGAGACGCTGGAGCGGGGATCGCCCAGCAAGGCATCTTCGACCAGCTGTGGATCGGCTGGGACTGGGGTGACCCACAGCCTGGAGGCGTAGCCGCAGGATACAGCCTGCAGAGCTGCATCTATGCCGGGGGGCCTAGCGGCAACGTCGACTTCAATACCGTTAGTAACGTCTACTGCTACAACGCAGAGGTGGGATTTGATGGGCGCTGGACGCAGGCCGTGCTGTGGAAGATGAACAAGATCTCGGTGGAGCATTCGAACATCGGGTTTGCCTGTTGGGCTGGCTTCTCCTCAGTCGAAGACTATTACACCGAGCGCAACCGGTTGGATATCATGCTAGGCAGTCCAACCTCAATCCCTGGCGATCCGGTCACTGCTTGTGGTGGGTTCCAGTATGGACCGATGACCTATGGTGGCGAGTCATCGTCGATGATGCTCGACATATCACCTCTTTCGGCAACCAGCAGTGCAAACATTTCTGGTGGGATAGGGCTCATGATCAATTCTCAGGGCCCTCCCTACGGACGTGAGCCAAACATCAACCCCTCTCTGAACATGGTCGACGTCAGTCGTGCAACCTACAACTTCAGCTGGAACTCCACCATGCCTGCTCCGAACGGTCGTCAGACCTATGTCTTGTTGCCACCGGGCGGGTCGAATGGTACCTCGTTAAGTTTGACTGCTGTTCCTCCGGAAGCCATAAGGTACGCTCCAGGTGGTACGTCATCATTAGCTAATGCTAGCTATGATCTTTACGGTAATCTAGTAAGACCAACCTTCAGCATGAAATTTGGTGATGGTACAGGTGCTCTGGCTGAGGTGAACGCCATGACCAACGGCACCTTCGGCCCAGGTTTAAGTCAGCCCAATGGGTTGCGGATGGGCAACTGGAACTCAACTATTCTCGAAGACGACAAGTGGTATCAGAAGGTTACTGGCAACGTATGGGTAACCAGTGCTCGACCGCCCGGCCAGACCGATGCCACCGGTGGAACCGCCGTTTACTGGGTGGGTCTAGCACCCTACTGTCCCGCAGGGAATGGAACGACAGCCTGTCCAGGCCCGACGACCTACAACTACCAGCTAACCTGTGTCGATGGGCGAGGGCTCGAAACAGCTCCGCTTACGAGTACCTTTCATGGGGCGACTACTGGGACACCTGGAAGCTGGGTTGGCAACCAGTTCGTATTTCATACTACCAACACCACGCTCAGTGCCACCACCTACAATCACATGACCTTCCAGCAAATGCGGGGATGTGCTGGCTACAACTTGTACGGCGACAATGGTGTCGGGGGCACGATTGGCTGGATGGCCTACTTATCGGCCAGCAAGCTGAAAGGGCCGGTATTTGATGACCGTGGTCAGTGGCCAAAGTCCACTCGAGTCCCACCAACCGCCACGCAGTCAGGCCTGATGGAGGCCGAACGCATCATCAGCGACACCACCGTCACCACCCAGAATGTAGTCATCAACCCTAACCCGGCCAGTGTGGTGGCGGCTGCCTTTGCCACTCCCATCATCCCCGACCCCAACAAATCCTTCACCATCCTTAGCCCTAACAGTCTAAGCAGCCTGACCATCCATGTACCGGATGTTGGCGACCCTGCTATTGAGTCGTCAACGGGTCATGTGAGCATAACCGGGGGAGGTGGTGGAGGGCCGGGTCCAAGCCCTAGCTTGTCGGTTCGCACCATGACCGGCAGTGGACCAACGACTGCCACCGATGATGTGATTCTGGCTAACTGCTCATCCGCCTGCACCATCACGGTAGGTGCCTACAACCGGATCGTGCGGATCAAACGTATCGGCAGTGGTGTGGTTACGATCTCTCCTGCCTCTGGGTCGATCGACGGCTCAACCAGCACCCAGTTGGCACTGAGGTTTCAATCTTTAAGTGTGGTATTCGATGGCACCAACTTCTGGTTGATCTGAGGACTTATGGCCTACAACCCATTTAACTCCGGCATCTACAACGTCACTCCTCCAACCCTCTCCAATGGAGAGACAGAGATTGTCCAGTTAGATGTTAATGGTCGCCAGCGAATAGTAGTAATGTCCGCTCGTACTCTTACAACTGGACAAGCTACACTTGGGACAACTGCAACCTCGATCATCTCTGCTAACATAAACCGTGTTCGTATTGTCATAACACAAATGTCCACTACACCAGTCTTTATCGGTAGCTCTGCCGTTACAGCCGCAACTGGAGACTATATACCTGGAATTGTAGGCTACGTTAAAGTGATCCGTGCTAGCACGGCTTTGTCTGGCATCGTTGCCTCTGGTACTGGTAGCATCAGCTACGCTGAGGAGGCACTGTAATGGCGTGGCAGCGCACACCCGGATCAGGATTGTGGCTTCCAACTATATTCGGCAATATCTCCGCAGGCCATTCGACTTCTCTAACTGCGACTAATCAGTATCTAGGTTTTTATGGTCGTATTGGCTGGTCTGATGGCGCAAGTAGCAAAAATCTACAGGGTGTATCATTTCGGTTTACAACAGTAACCAAGGGTAGTGGTTCTATCACAACTCTCAGGGTGTCACTACAAAATATTAATACATCCATTAGTACCCTTCCTCCTACGCCAGACG